ACTCATTTTCTGTGAGTTATACAAACTTCAGAGCCTTTTTTATTCCAAAATTACGTTAAATCACGCTTGTGAATTTTCACTTGCGAAACTTTAGTTATCTTATCTATCAGTTTCATAAGCTACTGAATTACAATCGTTACTTTTTCCTTTTTATCCCAAGCCGTTTTCATTGTCTGAATGAGCTTGTCTGTCCAGAATCGAGAATCGCTAACCCAACCTTTCTTGTTATTTTTCCCCACTAAGATACAGCCCAGTGTGTCTTTTGCAGAGTTACCGGAATGAATACGGATACCATCGAACCCTGGCACATCCTTTAATAATGGAAGCATCTTCTTGAATCTGTTAGAGTAGGTATATACGCATTCGTAACTGCCGCTTGGTATTGCAGTCTGCCCGTACACCTTTTTCTTCTTGATTTCTTCAAGCTGCATATCTTGGCGCAATCCTCTATCAGCATCTTCAAGAGTATTGCAGCCGAACAATTCACCGTTGACGTAAAGACGGCTGATAGTATAGCCATTCTTTTTCCAAGCTCTATCTATTGTAATTAACATGATTGATTTCCTTTCTGTTGTTTGTATGAGTTAAAAAATGATGACAGGAAAGGTATCCTCTCCAAAAAGTACAGTCCAAGGCAATAATGTAGAAAGTTCGCTACCATCCATGGTGGCGTACCTTTCTTGAATATCTCCATCATCTTTTGGGTGATATTCATGCCATAGAAGTAAATCACAACGTAGGTAATCATTGACACACACTGAATAGCTCCATCCATTTGCCCTTTCCATCTACCAACGGTATATACGGCTGCACATAGAACGAAGTATATCGTTGCGTGACCTACGCAAATAAGTGCCTTCTTGAGTTCGAATTTCTCACCTTTAGCTATCATACCACTAAGGTATCCAAACACAAAGTTGAGAAAGAAAATCAAAGCCAAAGTCTTCAATTCTCCATCAATAGGCTTTAAGTAGGCTACGACCGCTATCACGACCCCTACTAATAATTCTCTTAATCTTTCTGCCATTTTCGTTATCCTGAATAATTAATAAAAATAAAGTTTCGGTCTTTTGATGCAAAGATAGCAAAAAAAACCGAAACTTCATTCAGAATAACGAAAAAATCAGATATTCAGATCATAATATGGCATTCCGCCGTTTTCCAGGAAAGAAACGCATTCGTCAAAAATCTTTCTCTCGAAATCAAGCGTGTTGATTTTCGGGAACCACTTCTTAATCTTTCCAGCGTTGCGTTTTACCATTTCACCCCAGAGGACGCACCAGTCTTCAAGATTAATCTTGTCACTCTTGACCTCGTGCCAATAATCCTTGGCAACGTCTTTAGTGTGAAGCTGCTCAATGAGGCAAAGGTGCATATCTGCCATTTCTTCGTCATAATGACACGCGCCAATCTCTCCCTTGACCTGCTTCATCATATCAAGCATTACGCTGTCGTTCATTCCGACCTCGCAACAATCTGCTATGATCGTAACACAGTTCTTGATAGCCTGCATGTCATTGCTAGCTATAATGTCTTCGAATACCTTTTTCATAACCGTATGTTTTTAGTGTTACTTCAAGAAATACTCTCTGATGTCGTACACGCCATCCTTATCCTTCAGCAGATCAAGTGCGAGGCTGTGGGCATACTTTACCAGATGCTCGGTTCCAATCTCCTTGACATCTTCCTTGCCGAGTATCTTGGCAATGGTGCATCCGTGGTCGCTTACAACCTGATTCATCGCAACGTATAGGGCGTAATCGTTATAGTAAGGCTTCTCCTCTGTCGCAAGTCCTAGACCAGTCATTGCATTGAGCCATGTCTGCATATCCCAGGTTGCAGGCGGATTCATACCGTTTACAATCTCAGAAGCCTCCTTCTTGGTGAGATAGTTCTTCCACCTGATAGCGCACAGCTTATCAAGATACTCTTGCGCCAACTCTGGGTGTTTGGATGCCATATCCTTCATCATGCAGCGCATCGTGTTACCGAATACGTGCATATACTTAACGTTGGTTGATGAAGCCATTATACCATAAAGCTCATCAAACTTACTCATAATCTCTTTTGCTTCCATATCTTATATATTTTAACCTATTATCAAATCTTTCAACTCTACAAAGTCCTCCTCTGTGAAGTTGATGCTTCGCTTGCTTCCAAAGAGGATAGCAGTGGCAATTCCATCTGGCAGGTCAATAGACACAACTCCTTTGTCGATATGTCCGTGAATAAAACCTACATCGAATTTGTAATCTTCCACGGATTTTAGCATCTGCATCATATCTTCAAATATCGTGTTGGCATCTATGTTGCCGTCTTCATCGGCAATGAATAGGGTAGCGTTGTCAATGCTCTTGCCCCAACTATCCTTGTGTTTGGCGATGATGTTATGTGAAGCTCGCTTCATATACACGGAAGGAATAGCCAATGCAGGGTTCTCCTTCACCATATCGCTAATTCTTGCGTCTGCCCACAAATCAAGCGATGTAAGCAGTTTCTCTTTCAGTTCTGTTACGTTCATTTCTTTGTTTCTCCTTTCTTTGTTTTGTTGTACCAAACGAGATATTCTTGCCAAGTTTTGTCGCTGTGGTTAGTCATATAATCGTTGAGCATAGCAGATTTTTGTTCCTCTGCTTGCGCTACTTCTTTTCTCAATCTTTGCATCAAAGATAGATGCTTCTTTAATGCTTCCTGTCCTTGCTGAGTACTCTCAATGCGAGGACGTATGATGCGCAATTCCTCATCTTGCACTAGCTTAGACACATATTGCAAGCTATTAACGTATTCCTGATTCTGCATCAAGTACTGACGTTGTGCGCCTGTCAGATTGTCCTCAATCTTGTCAATTTCATCCCATAAAGGGGTGGCGGATTGCTGCGCTTGCATATTGATAGATGCTCGCTTCTGCTGTATTGCCTCATAAACCTTTTGTAGTTCGGCATCCATCGTTGTCGGCTGTTGCTGACTTGTGCCCATATCTAGCAAAGGGCTGTTACCAAAATTCATCATAACAATCAATATCTTTAAAGTTGGTGATATATTATAGAGAGGTGAGAGAGCATTCACCAACGAGGGCAAACACCCCTCACCAACTCATTTTTTCTTAGTCCGTCTAGCCGACTTCCTTACTACTCTGTTACGCTCCTGTAGTGGGAGTTGATGTTGCAGCACATCCGCAAATGCTTGCAGATGGGAGAACTGTAACAGTAGGAGTGCTCTGGAGTCCGAGAACACCATCAATCTTGCGGCAACACTTCTCGTTCACGTAAGCCATCATCAACTTCTCCTTGTAAGGAGTGAGGGCTTCCATAACGGCTACCTTCTTGTCGAGGTCGCAATACTTAGCTTGCAACGCATCGTACTGGTCTCTCTGATTCTTGTACAAACCGAAGTCAGCATCAACCTGAGACTTGTAAAGACCGAACTCAGCCTGCATTGCACGGCGGTTCTCAGCGTTGATAGCATCTACCTGCGACTTGTAAAGACCGAACTTCTCGGCAACATCTGTCTCACGCATAGCGTAGAACTTGTTGGCGGTGTCGAGCTTCAAGCCGAACATGTCGGTAAGCAACTTCACCTCATCTGCGCATTCCTTCTCCATTACTTCAAGGGCTGTAGGAGCAGTATTACTTGCAGTCATACCACCATAGGTGTTGATATTCACATTATCTGGCATACCATTACCAAGTGAACCAAACACACCACGACCATTGCCGTTGAGCAAAGCTAAAGCCAAGCCACCGATGCCAATTCCGAGGGCTGTTCCTGCCAAACCCTTGCTGGCATACTCCTTCTTACCATCTTCGTAGATTTTCTTCTCTACTACTTTTGCATCTGTCATTTCCATGATACAATCTTTTTAAGTTATCCTTAATATTAACTAACACTATTGTAACGTTACGGATGCAAAGGTACGAAGAATAAGGGAGAGCAAATATAACTCTATCACACTTTCTTTTAGTGGTTGATTATCATAGATTTAAGGTGATAGGAGGTAATATCATAAATAACAAAAAAAAGAGAGGCAATCACTTACCTCTCTTACTCAACTCCTAAGAAATATTTAGTAGATACAGGTACAATCCTACTCCGAACCACATCATTAACATCATAGTTGATGATGTCACCCAAGCCATGAAAAACTTATCGACCTTCTTATATTTATAGGAAAGATACAAATAAGCAATGAACGTGCAGTTGATGATTACCAGTATCGCTACTATAATCAAAGTCTGAAACATAAAATCCATAATACTCATATATGCTCGCTTATCCGTGCTGCGTAGGGCTTGTCCGTTATGATTTTCTCTTGCTCTTTATGAAGTGTAGTATATCCCACTTCTTCCAATATCTCGTATGTCCTCGCTTTTTACACTCGCCATTGGGCAAATCGCCCCTAGCCACCATTCTGTTAAGGGTAGCATCAGAAACGTGAAGCTTATCCTTAACCTCCTCGGTGCTCATCATAGGATTGAGCATATCGGGGATGATTTCACACAATCTATCCAAGTCATCGTCACTCATTCCGCAAGCGGTGACCTTCTCGCCATTTCGCTGTTGCTCGTCTGCCTTGAAACAAGCATCACTCAGCGACTTTAGAGCCGTACCGAGTATCTTATAATTCAATATCTTTCCCATATTATGCACAGATTTTACGTCCTAATCTAGTTCTGCTAATAAACATATCTGCAAATCCATATAGATAAAACATTGCCGTTACTATCATTACGGTAAAGCAGGAATCTATCATATCATTAGTTGTGTACCAGCTCCATTCAACGATGTGAGCAGCGTTCACACCAAAAAAGTAGAAAAACGGAATACGATACCGCCAGCACAAGAAGAAAAATCGGCTTGCTAATATCAAAACCATCGGCAAGATGTACACCATAAAGTAAATGAATAAATAGCAGGGAAAATTCTCATTGTTTGTTATAAACATTTCCCTTGGATGCTGGCTAAAATCCCACATTCCATAGGCGTGAAAGCACATAATTATAATTGGAACATACTTACAGAACCAGCGAAAGAATTTCAGAATCCTTCTGCTATACCGATTTCCGTGCTTCATCAGCAAGGACATCACCTCGCTAACGTCTTTGTCTTGCAACCACTTTAATAGGTCGCTCTCATCTTCTTTGTTCATAAGCTTATTTTTTTTAGACTATTGTTCGTTGATTTTTTAAGTTTCTTCCGCAAAGATACGCATTTTTCTAACAGAAGTGGTTGGTTTTCAGTTGATTTTTGTGTTAAACTTTATAAAAAGTAACAATCTGAAAGTAATAGGTCACAAAAATAGCGTTAGAACTGAACAAGAATGCCATTCTAACGCTATTATTATATCTGCTACTGTTATTATCCTATCACCACTTCAAGGCTCTCCATATCGGCGAACTTCAAGCCGCAATCTTTCGCTGCCTTGAAAAGCTCCTTCTCGTCAACTTCCTCGATGGCTACCTCTACCTCGGCATTGGCAAGGTCTGAGAAGTACTTCTCGGTCTTCTGCTTCTGGTTGAAGAAGTACTGGTTGACCTCCGCAAACTTGGCGGAATCCTCCTTGGTGTATTCGTAGCCCTCATCGGCGTGCTTCTGTTCCAACTGCTGGCACTCCTGGAGCTTGCGCTGCATCTCCTCGAAATTGTCGTCCTTCAAGCTCTCCTGTGCTTCCTCCACGTCCTTGTCGTAAGTATCGGAAACTGAGCGGAGTGCCTTCATATTCTTCCAAACTCGCATAGCGGCATCATCGCTCATTGATGATGTCTTCAATGCCTTCAATGTTCTGTAGGCTGCAACAGCCTCGATTGTCTTAATCTTCTTCATAATTGTTTCTTTATTTTTATGTTATACAATATTCTTCGCCAGATTGCCATAGCAGAATACATTTCCTGTTAACAGTGCAAAGTTAAGAAAATAATTCCGAATAGCAATGCAGGAGGAGCAAAATTTACGAATTTAAATATTAGCTTCCCCACGTTGGGTAATCACTAGGTCGTAATGTATCTGCTTTCTCGGTTAGAACATAAGCCACAAATACATTTCCAGTATCTTTCAAGTACTCGCTTACTTCGATATAGTAATCCATGTCACTATTTGGCTTTAACCCGAATGTTTGCATATTTTTATTCAATCTTGCAACAACATTCCCGTTCTTCTCTACTTGTATCATTATACCATTATACTTTGTTGTACTGCTATAATTGTGTAGATAGATATATTTACCTGATTTACCAGGAGTAACGATGCCACTAACTGGGTCTCTGTAATCCAAGTCTTTATTCGCAAGCTTAAATTTAACCTTCGTGATTGGGTCTTCTGTACTATAACCATTCTGACGCTTTACAGCTGGTAATCCATCAATAGGATAAAATATAGCAGGTCTTGTATTTGCAGAATCATATCTAACAGAAGTAAATGGAGTATTACTCATAAATGGTATAACATAAAAAATACCATTACCTATATAATTCATATTATATGCGGAAGCTTTACAATATCCACTATTACATTTTTGCACATTCGTTATAAATGCAGCAACATTTCCTTGCTGATTAATTACTGCAACTCCAAAATAACAATTATTAAAAACGTAGAAATCCCATAAATTCAGATAAATTCCACCTCCGTGGTCTTCTCTAGTGTTATAATACATATCCATTTTTCCTGATGTAGTAGCAACAACATTAGCATTACTGTAACTCCATCCTCTATTTATCACGGAATTATATTCTTTGAAATCTCCTAACCTATAAGGCGAAGAACTTCCCCCCTTTGGCTTCTCATAAGTATATGATGGAGTTTTAATAATTACGTCTCGGCATAAATCCTCTAATCTTGAATAAGATGGAACTATAAGTTTGAATGTTTTGTCGGTTATTCCAAAATCGGCATCATTTAAATCGAATAGTTTACTGGAGTGGACAGGCTTATGCGGAGACCACTTGTTTATATTGGCGGACTTGCACAATGCGGCAACATCATTACTCGGTTCTCCCAGCACCGACTTAACATCATCGATGGATATGGGGGGGGTGATTTTTCCGTTATTTACACTCATATTTCTTTCTTATTTTTAATATAGTTACACTTCTTTTTATATCTACTACATATCGGGCATAATACTACTAAATGGGAAAAGACCATTTACAACCCAAGTGCCATTTGCTATCACGTATATCTTATACGATTTTCCACTTGTAAGATTTGTGAATCTGACAGTCTTGGTTTCACCTGCATTCATCGTTCCTACCGTATTCATATACTCTCCTACGACCATACTCTGTCCCTTGGACGGGTCGGTCTGATATACGCAATATACAGCAACATTTTTTACTGTAGTGGCGTTATTCTTCATCTTCAGCGTTACGATGATTCTACCAAGCTTCTGCTCTGCCGTAATCTGTGCGAAGTTGCTTGCCACGGATTGCGACTGGCTGATGATGGAGAGCTGCTTGCCTCCTGCGAGGTTTGGGATGGCATAGCAAGTCATCTGATGAAGGGTGTGGTCACTGGAGTAGTTGAATGAGCAGAACATCGGAAAGGCAAGGTAATCGCCTACCTGAAGGGCGTTCTTGGGCAGCGGCACGGTGAATGTGCCAACGCTGGATGCGGTGGTGATGAACATGAGGGTGGACTTGCTCTTATCGGTGATGATGTAGCCGAAGTACTTATCCTTGAATGCGGCGAAATCGAAATAGCTTATCTGTAAGCCATCTACCGATACGATATTGTGTTCCGTGAGTATCTGATTGGTATCACTCTCACGGATGAACACGTTGGTGGATAGATAGTCCTTCACCTCGGGATTGGCATTGTGAAAGTAGCCTCTGAAATCTCCAAGGCGAAAAGGAGAAGACGCACCGCCAGTTGGCTTGTTATATAAGGTGGCATATCCATTATTAGCCTTTGAATATTCCGCTACAAGGTCTTTCCAGTTGCTCTTGCCGTTTTCTACCGTAATATTGATGCCGTAGTTGCCATCCTTCGCCTTATACCAGTCATCGGGAAAGGGTGATGGAAATACTGTAGGCTTGTACTTCGCCCAGACGTTAATTTTCGATGATGTGCATAGGTCTGCCAAGGTACTGCTGCGGGTCATTCCGAGACAATCCGCAACATCATCCACGCTCACTGGAGCAGTGATTTTGTTATTAGATAGAGACATACGCTTAATCTTTAAAACTTAAAACACTAGGCAAGGCAGCTCTATAAGAGCCACCCTGCGTTAATACTCACGATACTTACTCTGCTGCCTCGCTAGCCATATTGGTAGCGATAGCGGAATCAACCTCCGCTATCAATGCTGACACCTCACTGAGCTTGCTCTGATGGATGCCGCTGATGTTGTAGGTCAGCTCGCTGCCGTTGGAGCTTGCGTTGGCATTGCCGAGATAGTTACCATTGGTATCTGCGTAGATACTCATGTTGATGCTGTCGATGTTGCCACCAGTCTTGTCAACATTGTAGGTGATTTCTACTCGATAGCCGTCCTTAGTATAAGTGGCGGTTGTCTGTTCACTCTTCTTGTTAATCTTTAAATTCTCCATTTTCTTAACTAATTTAATAAATTAATATTCTTGTTATCTAATCTCTTCTTGTCACTGCTGTCTTGCTTTCCGCTCAATCGCTGAACCTCTGATTCGAGGAAGACCACACGAGCCTTCAACCTGCTGACCTCATCGCCCACCTGCTCGATAGCACCGAATGCCGTTGCAATCAGCTTCGGAGACCAGTAGTTAATCTTATAGTAGCCCTTCTCATCAGTCTCCACGATGTCCTTTAAGTGAGGGTTGCACAAGACGTTCTGGGCAATCCAGCCGATAGACCTTGTGTTGTCCTTCTTCCAAGCAAAGCCGAACGTGCCACCCATCATCTTGATGATGCCGAAGTAGTCCAGCTTACGCAAATCCTGCTTCAAGCGGATGTCTGAGGATGAGTATGCGGTGATGCCGCCAGTAGCAAGAACATTACCATTCATATATATGTTCGTAGAGCTATCACGATATAGCATCCAATTATCACGTACAACATCATAAATGCCTCTATTCACATTTCCAGAACCAATCATTAATCTTATATCATAAGTTCCATTACTAACTCCTATATAAGTATCTAAATTTTTATCAGTTCGTTCTACCATTAATCCACCATTACCAGTAATGTAATTAGTAAATTTAAGTAATGCTGCACCATACCAATTTCTCCAAGTTCCATTATATTGTGCTCGAACAGCAATATAAGGTTTATCACCATTATTAGATATAGCAAGTTGAGAGTCCCAACCACCATTATTATCCCATCCAAAATGTAGAATATGTCCGTCATTACCTAATGGTTTTTGATTAGCTTGAAGAGAACTTGTAGCATGAGTTAAGAATAATCTATTTAAACCTTTATCATAATCATTGATAGATGTAGTTCTACCATCAGGATAACTATTATATCCATCTATGCTACCTATAGCATAAATATATGCTTGTTTTATAACACCACCTGCTGACATATCAATAAAACCGTTAGTCTTTCCTGCTATACTTATATTATTAGTATGTAACATTTTATATTCAGTAATTGTCTTATTGAATGCATAATCAGCACCAAACCATATTACTCCATCAGCTATTCTAAAAGTATCATAATTACCATTACTTCTCTTAAAGGATATACTTTCTCCTGGTCCATCTGAAACATCAGAAGTATATATACTATTTACATTAACAATATCAGAATTATGTAAATTTATACCAAACTTAGAGTTTGAAATCCAATATCTATCGCTATCAGTATCTAGATAATCACCAGTTCTATTTACTTTTCCACTAATATCTTGATGAGAAGTTAAATATCCTTTTCCAGTAACCCAAGATTGAGTAGCATAATTACTATCATTTGTAAATTGACTTACCTTTGTCGGTCTTCCACTAACGTTACTCCAAGCTACAGAGTTGGCACTTCCTGCACTATTCGCATAGCTAACAGATAAGCTAGATTCTTTCTTGTGTCCACCACCACCAAGAAGTACGTAACTATCGCTAGAATTATCCTTCTTAAATCCAACTCCATTCCAATATCCAGATGTATCAAAAGAACCAGCTTTGCGTGAAGCCCATCCACTATTCATATTAGAGAAGAAGTCTATTGCAGCATCATTAGCTACAATCATATTTTCATCTCCACCATTTGTGTGTTGTTTTAGCACCTCACTTGCAGATTCTCCTCCGCCAATAATAGTAAGTCCACCACCACCGATACATATACCATTACCATATACATCAACGTTATTATCTACAAACGTTATCATGTCATAGGTATTCTTAGACCCTTTATATCTAATATTACCAGTCATAGCACCACCGCTAAGTTTAAGGTAAGTATTAGCTGCATCCGCAGACTTCAAATAAGCACTAAGACTTTGATGACTAGTTAGGAACGTTGCACCTTTGGTAAAGGTGAGTTTCTTGCCACTTTTCGATACCGAGGTGATGGCGTTGCCAGTGCCGCTGGTCGCAACCTCGTTGACGTAGCCATCTAGGCTCTGATGAGCGGTAAGATAGCTTCCCTTTGGCTGATACAATCTGGCTGCGTCAGTCTTAGTAAGGTAGCTCGCAAGGCTCTGATGTGAAGTCAAGAACGTTGTTCCCTTTGTCACGCTGATAGTCGTTCCGTTCTTACTGATGGCTGTCACTGCGTTTCCACTACCGCTAACACTAACGTCCATAGCCGAGCCTCCTTCTAGGCTGACGATACGACTATCAAGAGCCTTGATAGAGTAGGCAGAAGCTATCTCAGACAGAGATTCGCTAGTAAGTTTCAAGGCATCTGCATAGCTCTTCACACTACCATTCAACCCACCACCACCTGACGAGCCACTACCTTCACCATAGGCGGTAATGCCACCAGTAGCATAGAAGTTAGCTGCGGTTGTACCATCAGACTTAACTACTTTAATGGCAGTATTAGCTTTATCATAAACTAATCTGACATCACCAATTTGCACATAAACACCATCAGTATTAGCAATAGTTATACTGCCATTTACATCAGCATTACCATTCACGCTATTGCCCCAAAGCTTTCTTGTTGTTCCCCAATAAGAAGTTACTATGTTGGCAGTACCATTAAACGATGTTCCGTTTATAGTTCTAGAATTCTGTAACTTAGTAGCACTTCCAGCATTACCAGTGATACTAGCAGAAGCTGTAATGAACCCTGCTCCATTAGTAAGCTGATTAGTATTGTTTGGAATACTAATAGACATTGCAGCAGAACCATTATAAGAACCACTACTGTAACCGCTCCAAGAAAGAGCATTAGCAACTTTTGATGCAGATGCTACATTGTCAGTAACTCTAGCAAGTCTTACCCAAGGAGCATCCCAAGCAGCACTATTGCTTATCTTGCCTCCAGCTCTAGAACGGACATAAACTTCAGTAGTGCCAGCTTTTATAGCAAACTGAGTTTGCCACATATTAGGAGAAGTTTCCGTATTATTACTATCAGTATAAGACAGATTAATATAATGATGCCAACCAGTTTGTCCATTAGGATTAACATAACCATTCAACGTTTGATAGTTAGCAGTAGAACTAGCATAAGGTGCTGCAATATTAGACATACCCATACTATTCCCGTGTGTTGCAATATCGTTAAAATTGTTTCCAACACCACTAGGAAAAGCTCTTACTAAATTCAGTGCTTTAGAAGTTCCACCAATACTAATAGTAACCTTGTTTGCAACATCAGAAATACTGAAACCAGTAAACAAACCACTAGCGTGATAATTATCTACCATATCTGCGTTATGAGCAGTAGCTTCATTTTTAACCCAATTCTGAGTTGCATAAGCTGCGAGACTTTGATGTGTTGTGAGATAAGTTCCCAAATCTACAGCATCTCCACCACTAGCCGGAATGGTTTTAGTGATACCGTTAATCTTTACACTATGTGTATGAGTAGTAGCAGACTTACCATTAAGAAGAGAATCTACACTACTCTTGGTGTAATAATTACTTAAACTCTGATGCGAGGTGAGATATGTAGCACCCTTCGTGAAGGTGATGGTCTTGCCGCTCTTTGTAACGGCAGTAACGGCATTTCCACTTCCGCTAACTGCTATCGCATTCACGTAACCATCGAGAGACTGATGAGCCGTGAGGAACGTACCCTTCGCGAAAGTAATCACACCAGTACTTGCATCATAGGTTGCACCAGTGAGGGCATTTCCGCCAGTTGGCACAGACACGCTGATACTAGGAACAGCACTTGCCACATTCTGAATCTCCGAATAGAGCTTTGCTACTGAGTATGCAGAAGCAACCTCTGAAAGGTTTTCCGTAGTAAGCCTGATAGCATCAGCATAAGCCTTTACAGAGCCGTTGAGACCACCGCCACTTGATGATGATGTTCCCACACCATAGGCAGAAACACCACCACTTGTGTAGAGGTTAGCCACCTCTTCGGTCGTCGTATTCGTAATCTTCAGCGCCTTATTAGCTGCATCATACTCCAACTTGATGTTACCGATTGAGATATACTTTCCACTAGGCACGATGATACTTCCGTTAATATCAGAAGTACCATTGAATGAATTTCCCCAAAGCTTGCGAGCATTCGTGAGCTGGAGTGTCTTCTTCGCAGAGCCGCTTGTAAAGTAGCCCTGCAAAGTAGTGATATTCGTCTTATTGGTGGATATGCCCGAAGCGTTCACCCCTTCTGCCTTTTTCGCTCTTGTTACCTCGTCAGATATAGACTTATTGATTCCATCAACGATACCACTTAAAGTGTCTGTCTGCGCAATATTTGCGAGGAAGCTAACCACCTCGTTCCACTTATTGATAATGCCGTCCGCAGTCTCCTCGTCAGTAGTCATAAGGGCGTACCAGTCATAGGCACTATCCCAATGAGTTACCTTTACGGACGAAATGCCGTCCAACACAGACTTATTGCTATGAGTATGCTTTGCTGATACCGCACCATCCCAAGCCGTCTGCTTTGTCGTTGTTGGAATGGAGTACCCAGAGGCAAGACTAATGGCAAACGTGCCGCTTGTCGTGATGGTCTTTGTTGCGCACGCCAAACCTGTAGGGAGGGTAAGAGCCACTGATGTAACAGTACCCTTATTGGTAGTATAGCCCTTTGCATCAATCTCCGCTTTGGTATAATAGCTTGCGAGAGACTGATGGGCAGTCAGATACCCAGCATCGTTGGTAAGCTGGCTTACCTTCGTGATGCGGTCAGTGATTTCCGCCCACTTATGGGTATGCGCACTAGGTGCGAACGTTGATGGTTTGCCAGTGATGTTATTCCAGGAGAGATTCAGACCACCAAGCTCTGTAGCTATATTGTCAATTCGACTGCTGAGAGCCTTGACAGCATAGGCATTAGGAATACTAGTCAAGTCTGCATCCGTATAGCTTCCCTCTATGATTCTCGCATAGCTGATTACGCTTGCATTCAATCCGCCACCGCCTGCGCCACTACTTGCTCCGTATGCTGTGATACCGCCTGTGGCATAGAGATTACCATCAATCTTGATAGCCTTGTTGGTTGCATCATACGTGAGCTTGATGCCATGAAAGGAGATTGCGCCCTCGAATGTAGCATCGCCCGAAACACCCAATTTTGTGAATGGAGCGTTTGGCTTCAAAGACACAAGGTCGGCAACGCTCGTTCCTGCACTTCCTGCCTTCCAAGTCGGCTCGAAGAAGGTGAGGTATGCACCAAGATTCTTCTCGCTGATGATAAACGATGTCGGGTCTGCGTGAACCCTACCATCAGTTCCCCACCAGATTGCGCCACCTGCCACATAGCCCGAACCATCGAAGCGGAAGATGGTGTTGGCAGGAGTCTTAGAGCCATCGTTGTAGTCCTTATCGACCATTTCGCCACCGAACCAAGCAGCGATGCCGCCTCCCTTTGCAGACTTCTCCGTTATACCATTGATACCTGCCGTAGTGTTTCCGTCCGTGTCTCGCAAACCGATGAGTGATGTAAGAACCAGACCTCCGTTAATCTCAGTATCGGGAGCATCCATCAGAGCCTTCTTTAAGTAAGCAAGGCTGGTTACGTCACCGATAACTACACCGAGGTCGCCATATATCTTGCTAGTGATATATGCGTTTGCCAAACCGAGCTTGTCGTAAAATGCGCTGTATGCAGACTGAAAGTTGGTAAACTTCGTTCCGACAGCAGATACGATGGTAGCCTTACCTTTAGTATCAGCCGCATTATATCTCGCAGAAATATCTGAAAGATACTCGATGAGTTCTTTCTTGGCAGTCGTGAGAGTAGCAAAAGCGGTGTTGAGGTCGGTGAGCTCCTTGGTGCTCTTCAATACCTCTGCTCCCTTCACTTCATTGTACGACTTCTCGGCAGCTGCGAAAGCATCTTCAAGTCGCTTGGAATCCTGAGCCATTGCCGCAATCTCGGAAGGCTCTAGGTAGCCATCATTGACGTAGTTATCGAATGCCTTCTTATTGGTGGTGACGGTCTTGCCGAGGTTCGTAATGTTTGTCTGTGCGGTCTGTGCCGCCTTCTGAGCTTCCTCTGCCGCTTTCTTGGCTGCGTTGGCAACGGTATCATCGGTGTATTTAGATGCCTTGATCCAATCACCGATGACGAACTGAGAACCTGCCGCTTTTTTGGTCTGACAGCGCAATACCTCATTCTTGTAGGTACTGCCGTCAGAAGGATAAGTGGCATTTACCCAGATGTCACCAACTTGGTATGGTGGGTTCGGTTGAGTGCTGAACACCTTCATTTTCCCGTCTGCGGTCTCCTGTGCCTTGCTTGCATCAGAGAGGGCTTTGGCAATATCGGTGTCAGTAATGATAGTCCACTTGTAGGTGTTTCCATCCTTGGCAAAGCGGTATGCCTTGCCCGTCTTGTTGTCGTAGTAAAGGTCGCCAAGATGGGTATCTTTATCCTTGTCGGTCGTCCAACTGCTTGCAGGGGCATTCTTCAAAGTAGGAACACCCTCGTAGAACCACGTCTCGATAGCTCCATCCACCTGATTCTGCAAGTCGATAATGACCTGCGAGTTCTTGATGAGATTGTTTACCTGCTCCTCGGTCAAGCCCTTTGCTGAGTTCTCCTTGATATACTGAGACAATTCCTTGCCATCCACGGTGGATTTAGCCGAAAGCTTACCCTTGATGACTACCTGATTGGTTGCGCTGTCATATTTAACATAAGAGCTTCCCTCGTAACCATTCTCCTTGGTAGGTCGGTCGCCCACATACATATCACCATAGACATTAAAAAACGCCTTGTTGGTCTGCTTGTTTACGCCATACTCTACGTATTCCTTGTTTGCAAAGGAGTAGCTATTGATGCCGTGATACAATCCGATTGATGGCGAATAGGTATCTACCGCCGAGAAGATAAGGCAGTTCTGACGTTCTACATCGGTTCTATTACCGCACTGATTGAGCACATCACCTTTAGCAGGGACATCGCTTGCCGTTGCACAATCGGCATCTGAGAGGTCGATGTAGTGATACTTCTTGCCTTCCAGCTCCACAGGGTCTTCATCACGACCGATTGCCAATCGCCAATAGAAGTGATTGCCTACCTTGTGATAAGTGCCCTTGCGGACGTTAAAAGATTCCGAACGCACTTGGTCGCCAATAGCGAAATCATTATCTACAGAATCGCCTTCCTGCTCTGCCAAGAAATAGCAACGATAAGCCTTCTGTGACACATTATTATATGTCACAGTAACAACTTCTACCTTGTGAGCCACCACACCACCCGCAGGAGAGATAATTTCCTTACCACCGATGGTGGAGGTTTTCTTGACAACAAGTTCCTCGAAGATAGCCTTCATCCTCACCTCCAGGTAATCGGTGATGAGATGCGAGCGACCTTCTCCATCGGGAGTCCACGAGCCGCCGTTCTCGGAATTGGAGTTACCGACAAGCAAACCACTTAAAAGTTTCTGAATCTTCTCCCAGGTGATAGTACCTTTAGCGGTGTCATCGTTTATCTTTGAGATGAAGTGCTTACTTCCCTCTGTTGCGACCTGATTCTTGACCTGTGTAGTTGTCAATCCTGCTCCGGTTCCGCCATTTCCGTTTTGAAGAGACGAGATCTGCTGCTGCATCTTCTGAATAGTTCCAACCTCCTTGTCCTCACGAAGAGTTATATCGTAGGTAGGAATCTTACCATCTTCTTCCTTGATAGTGAGCTGATCGATAGAGATGATTCCTTCGATATTGAGGTCTGTATCATTGAAGTTCATCAGGTCGCCGGCCTTCAGGGTATCGTGCAGACTCTTGATAGTTCCAGTTTCGTCTGCCTGCGCCTTATCATGCTGTCTCGCCATAAAAAGCTCGTCAACCTTAGGCTGATAGACATACCTTGTGTAGTCATTCTTGTCAAGGAGCGCAATAGCATACTTAAGGAGCTTCAATGATGCGGCTTTCACATACGAATCAGGAAGAGTGATGCCGGTAAGAACGAAATGGTCGCCATTCTTGATAGGGTAGTCTTTGTATGGGAACCAAAGCTCAAGAGCGTCATCCTTGATTCTCTCGATAGTAAGCCTCCACCTTCCGTCAACCTTGGCTGAGGATGCTACCTTGAATGTTCGTCCGCCACACATACCATCCTTCATCGAGATGGAGAAGTCGTCATCCTTTAAATCGTTGATATCAAAGTCGATAGCCTTTTTAAGATAGATATCAACATTCTTTACGGTTTCATTATCGCCAAATCTTCCGTCATCATCAGGAGCAACACCCTCATCAATCTCATCCACACGTACGCCACCGATTTCCATCTCCTCGATAGTAGGGTAGATTTCTACAACTCCATTCGTCTTATCATCAGTATCAAAGAACTGCGATGCCGAACGGAGACCAATCTCCTCTATATTGAGAGAATCGATGTATGGCCTATATGGATCAGTAGAGAATTTGTGCAGTTTCCCGGTTGGATTCACATACTTCTTTTCCTGTTCAGTAAGAGAGTCGTAGAAATCACTCAGCGATACGTGAGGAAATCCAGGCAGCATAAGCCTGTTGATGGACATATTATTCGGAAGATTCTTTGCGTACTCCTTCATGGATGAAGGAACGACCTTCTTATTGAGACCGGACGTGATATACATCTTTGTATTCCCGGCCTTGACCTGAGAGATGAATGCGTCGAGTTTCTCCTTTGATTCCTCATCTCCGCTATCTACCTGTCCTCCCTTTAACTCGGAGTAGAACCTGCATTTGCCAGAGCTGCCAGACTGTGTTACATAACCGGTAATTGTAGTCTGAAAATCGAACGTTACCTGAAGGACCCATCCGAAAGACTGTTCCTGAGACTCTCCGGAAACGACGTACTTTCTCTTATTCTTGAAATACGTCTCGATATAATCGATATCCAGTTCAAGCTCAACATTTGTGCTAGCTGTAACCACTTTCGTGATATTCGCCACGTACTTGACACCGAGGTCCGCATAGTAATGAGAAGGAAGATTCTTCTCCGAACCATACGCTCTCAATCTCGTAATGACACTCTGATCAGAATCTGCGTTCTGCACAATCTCGTAGAGTCCATTTCCGATACCATAGGAGAAGATGTGTCCGGCTTCTATTCCGGTAGTACCGACATAGATGTTTCTTCCTCTGACTATGAAATTCACATTCCACTTCTCGTTCACAAGCGCAAGAGCCTGCCAACAGGTCTGTGAGTCCACTGTAATGGACATCGATTCGATGATGTTATCTTCGGTTTTCTCACCATAAACCGACAACCACTCGCTTGCGAGGGCTCCACGCTGAACGGAACGGTCCTTGTTTCGGGAGTAAATCTTCCAAAGACCTGCACCAATCTGCTCGTCGAGGTTCGCCTGGATCCTGTCGAGCAAATCGTCCAAAGTCTGTACGAAGAATGGGAATTTCGGTAGGGAAGTGTAGTGAAGTTCGTTGTCGTTCAATACAACATCGAGAAACTCAGCCCTAGCAAGCTCATCCTGCAATGCGTTGAACTTCACGCTGTCATATACGAAGCCCTCTCCGTATGTGTCGGGTCTGGCCTGCTTGTCTTTGCCCGGCTCGTAGTTGAGCTCGAATCGCTCGCCACGATAGACAATATAGTCTCCTATCTGAAAGTTGATAGGCACTTCATGCTTGAAGTTGATAGTCAAAAAGCATTCGCCCATCCAGGAATCAGAGTACTCCAATCCATGAACGGTTATCTGCTCTCCGTTAACGTCTGTCAGCTTCGAGCCATCCTTATGATAAATATTCCAAGTGCTCATTTGTATGCTATCCTAAATTTGAAATACTGCCCTGTGCGTCCATAATCGGCTTGACATCAGTAACAGGGTCGTTAAACTTGAATGTAATAGAGAGGACAAGCAAATCCTCGCTGCCCGGATATCTGTACAGGTCCGGATCAATGCTCTTCAGTCTCACATGCTGCCTTCCAACCCTGTTGAAGTCGCAGTACATCTTCATCATGCCGGACTTACGGAGATAGTCGATGAAAGCCTTACACTTCTCGTTTGCCCCGAAAGCATTACCCTTAAACAGGAACTTGACCTTATTCTCGTATGCCGCCATGTAGAGACCATCCTTACCAATGTACTCGTCGTCACCATGCTCGTCGTGCCATTCCCTTTTAATAGGCTCCTTGACAGAATCACAAGGCTTGAACGGACTCTCGCTAACGTACATACCGAAGTCGGCGATGGAGTCTTTCACCTCATTCCCATCTCCTTCCTTCTGCATGTATATCCTGAAATAATCTTTCATACCTTAATTCAACTTTTTATAATTGCAAATATACAAAAAATAGAATAAATATGCAAAAATATGCGCATAAATATGCGTTAATTGAACTTAAAGTCGTGTCTATCCCTGATATTGACTGGTCCGGTAGCTTTCACGACTGTTCCTCCGTATTGATAGACGAAGCACTTTGCGGCATCTTCGCATTCAACATGAAGCTCTGCACCATCTAACAGATTGACAAACACCCTAGAGAATCCCTTAACCTTCAGGTAAAGTGAAGAGTTGTGTCTTACGTATATCTCTCCACTGTCCATCCAGTCATAGCTGATATTTGCTACGCACTCTCCATTGAGGATGACAACCTTCGGATTTTGCAGGTCAACGTTCTCGTCAACATACACACCATGATCGTGAATAACATCACCAAAGTACTTCTTCATATCTTTGGTCGAAGGCCAGTTTCTTCCGATACAGAAGTCGATACCCTTAACAAACTTATCAACCATCTCATGTTTGGATGAGTTGTCATGCCACTCGGCGGTCCACTGAGCGCAAAGACCCAGTGAAACCGCCTCGTTCTTCATTCTGTCTGATAAATTTCTTTTTTCAAACATAATTATTTCATTTTTAAAGATTTCGTACCATTGATAACTCTGTTGAAGTTATCGTTCAACTCCGAGACAGTCTTATCGATTCTCTCTGCTGCATCTGCATTGCGCAAGGTGTTTTGAGCAATCAGGTTAAGCTGAGTCAACTGAGACTTTGCAATCTCACTCATCTCAGGTAAGAATTTCCCCTGCATCTCACGAACAACAGACAAATCGAGACGTATGCTGTTTACATAACTGGCTAGGAGATCAGCTGTCTCCTCTGTGATACTCTTAACAGAGTTGGTGGCAGATGAGCTTCCGTTCTCTCTCATATCAAATCCATTATTCTTCATTGCATCAAAGAGTCCGGTTATCTGAGGAGTTACTTTTTCCCCAACCTCGTAAAGCTGCTTTGCAAACGTATCCATATCTGTCTCGTCAAGCTGACCCTTTTTGTCAAGAACAGATGTGAGCCATTCGAGAGGTTTTTCGAGAGCCTTTTCCATTATTTTCTGCGTAACGATATTCTTTACCACATCGCGAACCATTTCCTTGACCTTCTTCTTATAAGCATCTACAGCATCCTCACCTTTAGCCCATGCACTCACAATGGTGTCAGTAAGTGTGCTTGCCCAGCTCTTCATATCGATAGAGTAAACGTCTTTAAGAAAGTCCTGTGCGAACGTCTTGATCTGTAACTCCATCTCCTTGATTTGCTGGTCGTAGTCAGCAAGTTTATCCTTGTCCGTCTTTTTCTTGTCATCCTCGGCTTGCCTCTGCTTTCTCAACTCGTCTTCCTGAGCGTGGAGCAGGGCGAGTTGATCTGCGTATGCGGAAGGATTCGTCTCTGTCTTCATTACAGCATCGTAGGTCTCCTTGCTGTAGCGACTCAAGTTCTTGCCACCGAAGAAAGCCTTGCCCGTATCGGTCTTGGAATAAGCCTCCCAAGCCTTATAGTCATTCTTTACATCGTTGAGCTTTTTAGTTGTATCAGAAGACCTTTCGTAAGAATAGATTCCTCCAAGGGTCTTCTCGATGACAGAACTAATATTACTAGATAAGTTCTTTAACTCATTCAGCTGTCTCTCTGCAAGCTTTATCTGTCGGTCGAGCTTGGCATCATGAGCCTTTGCAAACGCCTTGATAGGTGAGGTAAATATACCAGTTACACCGGCAAGGATTCCACCAACGTTGCCGGACTCCGCGCTTGTTACCACCTTTGACAGTGAACTTGACATGCCAGAGAATGTCTCGAAGAACGCAGAAGCGTCCTGCCATCCATCAGACTCAGTGTCAGCTCCGAGAAGGGAAGCAGTCTCTTTGATGTCATTGAATGCTTCACTCATTCCCTGCACATTCTGGTCGATAATGCTTACTACGTTAGCAAACTTATCAAGAGATTCTTTCGCCTTTGTTCCATCCTTAAACAGAATCTCAGCAGCCTTCATCATAGCCTTTCCACTGGCAATCATGCTGTCACCACGCTTGACGAAGTTTTCGTCTCCCATTTTGAGGCCAAGTTCGCGAACCTTCTTGCCTTCAGAAATTTTACTTGCTGCGATGGTCATCTGCTCGCTGGCATCAGAAATCTTCTGCTCAGCCATTCCCTTTAGACCTCCATTGAGGAAAGTCTTCTTTGGACTCGTCAGCTTCGATAACTGCTCATCAAGCTGCTTGATTTCCTTGGCGTACTCTCTCGCATCGATAGCTCCGTTTTGCAGAGCCTCATTGATATTCTGCCTGATTCTTGCTCCGATAGCCTGAGCCTTATCCATGCCGAGAGAGACGATGGCTCCGTAGAAGTTGAGATAATCAGAAGAGTTTTTGAACTTGTCAAGTTTAACCTGACCAATCTCCTTGTCTCTCTGAATCTCATACCTCGCCTTGATACCAGGATCATTCGTCTTATTGATAAGTTTATCGTAATCCTGTCGAATCTTAAGAATCTTGTCCTCATAATCTTCTGTCTTCTCGATGATATCGGCGGCATCTTGCAAAGACTTAACATAATTACCACGGAGGAGTTCTGTAATCTTTTTCCACTCTTCGTACTGATTTGGTAGCTTAAGCTTTTCCTTAGCTTCTCCGTCAGTCATGCTGAGAGAATCCTGAAGATTGAATATCTCATGGTAGTGAGCGTAATACTCGTCCATAAGAGATTGTACCTTGTCATCCATCTGGAATGCGTCAACCCATGCCGACTCAGCAAAGAATTTGCTACCAGTTTTTTCAAGAAGACTCTTATACAAATCCCATCGCTCAGACAGTTTGTTCATAGACTCGCTGAAATCAGCCGCCTTCTTTTCATACTCCTTTTTATCCTTCTCATCGAAGAGCCACTCTGCGACCTCGCGATAGATGGATGTCTGGAACTTCTTTCTCTCTGTGGTATTTATGCTGAATCCTTCAAGGAGAGAATGAACAGCCTTCTGATAGTCGTCAAGATTAAGACCGGTAACCTCTGGGAAGAGATTGTAAGTCTTCTTCTTTGCCTCTTCATCAGACATTATGCTCTTGTACTTCTGGTACATCTGCCTTGCAGACTTCAAGCTACTGAGTCGTTCCTGTAGGCGTTTAAGTTCTGCGTCTTCTTCGCGACCATTCCTGTTTTTGCCTTTCCCAAAGTTACCAGTAACCTTGTTCTTTCCAAGATCGTCAGATATGTAACCTGCGTCAGCGATAGCTTTCCACAAATCGTACTTGTGTTTAGCATTCTTGTACTCAGAAGAATTCTTGCTTACTTTTCCATTGACGATCGTATCAAGTTCGTTTCTCGCAGCCTTGAGCTCCTTACGAATATTCTCACCTGTGGTCTCGAAAGACTGGTCTTGCACTTGTCTTAACGCATTATCAACCTCTCTCGTCCAAAACTTACCTTTCTTTTTATTTCCGGTGAAAGTTCCGTTCTTGTGAAGTCTTTGCCTTATAATATCAGAGAAAGGAGTGTTCACGCCAGAGTTGTACGAAGGCTTTCCTTTCTTTCCGTTACCACTGTCGCCTGGCCAAAAGTCCATATCCATGAGCTTACTGATAGCCGAATGAAAATAATACAAGATGGTTTTACTTGTAATATTTGCCTTCTGTGCCATCTTATCCATCATACTGGCGAAAATCTCAGGGTTTCGTTTTGCCCACGTGCGGAATTGATCTTGAGACAACCCGAGCTGTTTTCTGACGGACTCAAGTCCTCTCGGCACGTCGTCATACATTATTTCAGACACATCATCGCTAGAATCCTTCGCTCTTTCCGCAAGTTCCTTTAACCAATTTTCTGTCTCCTTGCTTCCATTTGCAAACTTGTCGACAAATTTTTCCCAATCATCTCCGCCAATAGCCGCAAGCATCCTAATCTGCTCAGTAAGGGGCAGACCCTTGATTTGGTTTGCTAGCTCTTCGTTGTTTTCCATCAAAGACCGGATAAAATCCTCCATTTTTGCCTTTGTATTAGAGTCGAGCTCGTCGAACATCACCTGGAACTTAGACAGAGATTCTTGTGCTTGCTCCACATTCTTTGCAATATCATCGTTCGTGAGTCCATTCAACCACTGTAACCATTGTGGAGTATCAGCTCCGATCATATCGAATAGGTTGTCGCTAACAAGACCTGTTGCTGAAGTTGCGTTATTCGTTATAACTCCATATTTATCAGCTAAGCCATCATTTGCTTTTTTCGCATCCTCAATTTTTTCTTTGAGTATGTCGTATTGTTTTGACAGGCTTCCTGCGCTTTCAACCTGCTGCTTGATAGAATCCGTGTAGTCATCTGAACTTTTCAGAATCTCCTTCATCGAGTCAACTTGCGAAGAAAGGTTGGACGCGTCTTTTGGGCCTAATCCAGACAGAAAATCTCCGTAACTTTTGGATTTCTGCTTAGCTCCATCAATCAACGTCTTTTCTTCTTCCTTTACTCGACTTGACCATTGATTGTACCCCATCAACAATGAAGTGATAGCCGTAATGCCGATCCCCCACCAACCACCGATGGCGTTGATAAATCCTCCGATCTTTGAAGTTGTCATGCTCCATACGGCAGACATTCTGCCTCCATTCAAGATGATTTGCTCTTGTTTGGCGGTTATTTGTCCCATCAATGCGAGCTGACTAATTATCTCCTTAGAAACCAAGCCTTCCTTGACTGCTCGTTGCATCTGCAATACGGACATCCTTCCTTCGAGTGCAGCCCTATTGTAGCTCGCGACAAGCGATTGCTTTTCCGACAGAATAGCAGCTTTCTTGAATACATTCTGCTGGGCAATCTTCTGCGTAATCTCTCCTTCCACAACAAGTTGCTGCTGTTCGATAGCATAAGACTTTAACTGGGAATTCATCTGCTGAGTATAACTCTTAGCAAGTGATCCAATACCCATCTTAGAATAAGCCATACCGCCGAGCTTCCTTGCAGCAAACACCGCTCCGAATGAAAGAAGGGCAGGAGACAGCTTGTCCAAAGCTAACACAAGGTCGGTTACTCTATTTATGATGAACGAGAAAGTACCTCCGACGATATTCTTGCCTTCTGCGAACTTTCCTAGCATAATATCCCAGGCATCAATGAGCTTGTTCCAGCGACCAAGTAATGTCTCTGATAAGACGAACTGCATATTGTAGAACTGACCGCCTTCATCCGTCATCTTCCAAAGCACTTTCTGGACATCCTCAAAGCTTACCTGTCTGGCAGTAATCATCTTCTTGACATCTGCCTGGGTATAATTGTTCCTTCCGTTCTTTCCTTCTGAATTGTAAAGCTCCGTAATTCTCTGTAAGAGTGGAAGTCCAGCGTAAGCAAACTGGCGTAATTCCTTACCGTCAAGCCAAGAACGGGCCTTAACCTGACCATAAGCCAAGCCAAGTCGTTCGAAAGACACGCCAAGACCAGATGCGATATCAGCGAGACGCTTTGTGGTATCATACAAGTCATTCGCCTCAACTCCAAATGCAGCCAGCTGCTTGACATCTCGGTTCAGCTCTCCAAACTTGAATGGAGACTGCAATGCAAGCTGCTGAGTCTGAGCGAAGAGCTCATCAGCCTTCTGTACATCACCGAGGATAGAACGCAACGCTACATGCTGCTGAACAATCTCGCCGCCAGTCTGTACGATTGAATTAAAGAATTGCTGCGCGCCAAAGACAATACCTCCCTGTAAGAAGAGAGACTTGATGTCTCCGACTATGGATTGCATCTTCTTCGCTTCAGCGTTTGCTCCGGCGAATGCTGCTGCAAGGTCGTTTCGTGCCTTTGCAGCCGTTCTCGTTATCTCTTCTTGATGTTTTCGCTCAAGGTTTATCGCTTCCTGTTTTTGATCAATTACAGTTCGCATACTGTTTATCAGTGGAGTATATTCGCTTGCTCCTCTGCCTATAGAGAATAAATCTTTGATAGAATAACTACCAAGATTATTCATCGCACTGCGCAATATATTAAGCTCTTTCGTAATTTGCGAGAATGCCTGTTGAAGTTGCATTAACTCTTGCGTACTTAATACATTCTTTCCACTTCCAAATAAACCTTGGATCTGTTGTCTTTGTGCTTCAAGTTCCTTAGCTCTATCACGTACAAGGGATTCTGCCTGTTTCCTAGATACAGAAATTGCTTCTCTTCTAGCCTGGTTAGTTCGCTCCGTCGCTTCTCTTAGCCTATTTTCGGCAGCAATCATTTCTTCATTACGGCGTACGATAGCATTTCGCAACTCAGCGAGTTCTCTTTCCCTGACAGCTAACTCCTGTGCAGCCTGCGCTTCATTTTTCATCGCAACAAAGTTGCCGTGCTCGGTTGACTGTCTGTCTCGCTCCAAAATCGCGGATTTCAGTTGCTGCATTTCCCTGTAACGCTCATTAAGTTCCTGCGCCTGTTTCGATTCGTTAACAAGCGTCACAAAAGCCCCTTGAGCATCCATTTCCTTGTCGCGTCTTAAGATATCTTCTTTTAACTTGGCAAGCTCATTGTATCTATTTGTTAAATCAAGTGCAGCCTGCGCTTCATTTTTCATCGCAACAAAGTTACCGTGCTCGGATTGTTCCTTGTCTCTACGAAGAATGTCTGCTTTTAGTTCCGATAACTCCTTCAGTCTTTTGCTGAGATTTGCAGTTTCCAGAGCCTGAATGCCCATTTGGGCCGCTATATTTTTAAAATCCTCAGCGATTTCTTTGCTATTCTCTCTATTAAAGTTCTTAAATAACTTCTCAGCAGACTTTCTTCCGGACTCAGTTTTTAGATCCAACTCCGAAAGTGCTTCTGAAATTTCTTTCAGTTTTGACCTAACATTGCTGTCTTTAATGTTTAAGTCAAACCACAAGTCACCTAAATTTCCACCTGCCATATCCTGAATATTTTAAAATTAGAGTTTATTGTTTAAGTAACCGACAAGATTTATTTTCTCGCCGACAAGACTTCCTTCTTTCTTCTTTTTCTCCATCCACCTATCGTAGAGGTCATCCATCTCCTTCTTTGTGTGCTTCTTCGGACCGCCTTCCTTCTTGGTCTTCGGATAGACGACAAGAGGCTGGTCTGCTACCATGAGGTCAATCTGCGCCGATGAATAGCCCCACCAGTAGTCGTAGGCCGCGATGAAGTACTTACGCTGAAAGAGAAAACCGAACTTCTCCGCTAGTGAGAAGGCTGCTCCCCAGCTGGTTCTGCTTGGATAGCTTTTGCTTCGCTCCTCGTCATCGTCATCATCACGTCCGTCATCCCGGTCGCTAATATGGTAGCCAGTGAGAATGCGTTCGATGGAATTTTTTTTTTAGAAACATCGAGAACTCTCAGAACCTCGGTCACATCCACATCCTTGATGTAGTAGAGCCAGCGCCAGTAGATCCAATACAGGAATCGTATCTTCCAGATGTTGTTGAGGAGAATGCAGACACAAATCTTGACGTTGCGTTTCCATTCGTTCTTCTCCTTTGCCCGGATATGGGAACACTTGCTCATGGTTCCCTTGCGAAGCCAGCCGAGCTTGTGCTTCTTTCCACGGAACACGAACTCGGTAGGCTCGTCGTGCAGTACGCTGTCGAGCAACTCCTGTAAGTCCACCGAAGGCTGCTCAATTTTCTTTTCTTCTGCCATGATTGTATGCTATTAAATGAAGAAGGGCGGCACGGCTGTTGATTAGCCTGCCGCCCAACGGTTTGTTATCCTGAATCTAATTACCTAAAGAAGCCTTTACTTGATTAACCGCCAATACCGGGAGCTGGAGCCTTAGTAAGCCAAGCGATGCTGCGCTTACCTGCACCCTCGATAGAACCTGAGAACTTAAACGCAACTGGCTCAGTACCGGAGTTATCCCACTGCAATGTAGCGTAGAGGGCGATGTTGGTAATAACCATGAGGTTCTCCTTCTCGTCGTCAACAATAACGATAGTACCCTTGATCTTGAACTTCTTAGGCTCAACAGCGATACCTGTAAAGCCGGTAGTAGCGTCGAGGGTAGCGTCACCTGTACCCTTCAGGGTAACCTTGGTCAGCTCGGTGATAGCATCCTCGCCGAACATAATTGTCAGCAAGTCCTTTGCCTTTGAAGGAACAACGAACTCTACGTTGAAGTCGCCGAGCTCTGCGGTAGTTGCCCAGTCGCCTGCAAGACCGATAACCTTGTAGTGGTTTACGGTTGGGTCATCCATAGTCGCCTTCAGCGAGTCAACGGTAACCGGAAGCTCAACCTCTGGGGTGATGTCAACTGTAGCCTTGCTCAAATCGGTAATAGCCTTTGAGTAGAGCAGAGTTTTAGGACCATTGAAAATGTCCTTCATCTTGTCAATAGTTGTCATAGCCATAATCTAAAATATTTTAAATTGTTATACCTGAATACTTATTTCGTACGTAACCTTCCCTGTATGATCGTCACGGAAAAACCTGCTCCGTCGTCTGTCTGTAGTGTTATACGAGGATTTGAAACAATGAGATTTTTTGTGGAGATTGGAAATCTGTCCATAATCTCCTGGACTTTCTCGTCAACACTAGAAACATCAAATGTGTTTGGATTTCTTGCTGAAGCTTTATCGCGCACATACAATTCGATTTGAGCTGTAGTGGTGAAATCGTTGTAAACTCCACTTGAGTTCATCTCATTGTTATAGATACTAGATGGAAAGTATACAACGATATAGCTGTTGATTTTTTTTGTATCAACTGCCTTTGGTCGGCTCCGGGAGTAGAGCTTGTCGCAAATTCCCTTCATTGCATTGCCGACATCGAAATATAGAGTCTTAATACTAACCATATCTTACATCGTTCTAAAGTATCTAACCAAATATTCTCTAAGAGAGGTAATCACGTCGTGACCTCTCTTTACCTCGACAAACTTAGCGTAATCCACACCGGCAACAAGGAGCATCTGCCATGTAGCATCGTACTTTCCTTTGTTGTGCTCCCTGGAAACAAGTTCATCCCACGCCGCGTTTGGACCATATTCACCACCTTCTCCGTATTCACCCTTGTAAGGTCTCCTTCCGCTGTCTTTGAAGGAGAATGAACTGCGATAATACTTATCGAGGTTGTATCTCTCTCCGGCAGCAAGGGTTACTCGGGTTGGCTCTGGGCCTGGAGCATAATGAATCGACTGCAATGAGCCGTTGTAATATGTACCGATGGCTGTTGACTTGTACAAGTTACCGGTTACGTCATCATAGTTTCGAGACTTGTCAGCAGCCTTCATTGTCATTTCAGCCGCATGGTCCATCTTCTGCTGCATCTTTGCTACAGCCATCTGACGGATTTTCTTCTCGACCTGTAAAAACTGGCCTGATAAACTTGTCATAATCTAAACCCTTGTAAAATTCCAATACACAACAGTCCTGTTATTATCCGGTTCGCAGTCCTTAACCATACCTACCTCGGTGTTGTTGCCGACAGTGGAGTAGATGGTGTCGCCGTCAAGAGGACATCTGTCAGCATCCCATTCGTCATATCTGACCGGAATCGATGCCTTCCTCTTGTTCTGGTCGACATTCTTGTCTCCCTCTGTAGTGGTATCGGTGTAGCTGCGGCCTTCGCCATAGTAGAGAATGATTTCCTTGTCCTCACCAACTGGAGCATCATCATCGGCGAACGGGTCATCAGGGTCGGCTTTTCCGACGACCTTCCTCACGATCTTGATGATGTGAGGATATCTTGGGTTTCTGATGTTTTCCTTTTCCATACGCCTTATTTGATGATGTGAGGGAGTGGTTCTCCCCAAGGAGAATAATTCGCCCTCTTTACTCCGTGGGAGGTCACCCGGAAGGTGGATTTCTTCTTGAGCATCGAATCAGGCTCCAGCTCCGCATATATAGCGTTAGCCTCTGCCTTCATCTCGCTCCTGTCGTTGTCCGACATGTCGTAGCCACCTCCCGAATGAGTCCATCCGTTATCGGAATCGGAGGTGTTGTTCACCTTGCTCGGACCAAGAACAAACCATTTCAGCATGTCGGCATAGGCAAGTCTTACCTTGTCCTTGTCGCAGGCTTCGAGGTCGATGCCATTTTCAAGCTCCCTGTCGTGCATGATGCCCAACAGAGCCTTCATCGGCATCTCGAACTTCACCTTATTAATAAGGTAGTCGTTCACAGTGTAAATGTTCATCTCCGAATCCATAGTCATACAATCTTGTTACGTTAAAGAATTAACCCTTCTGGGTAATATCGATAATCCAACGGTAAGGGAAGTCGAGCATTGCTGGAACAGCAGCAAACATCAAGTCTGTATGCCACTCCAGGTAATCACCGTTGGCGATTGTTGTGTTGGCAAGCAAACCAAGACCGTCGTTGGTTGTTGCGAACACCTTGTCAACAAGTTTGTTACCCCACTTCTCGAACATCTTCTTATCCTTGATCTCCTTGTGCTCGAACTCAAAAGCGTTACCGCGAGGACGAAGAACAACGATGTTGTCTGACCAAGCTTGCTCTGTCTTCTGCGTTCCATCGAAGAGAAGTGTAGTTTCCTCCTCCTCTACAAGCTCGATAGGAGAAAGACCCTGGATGTCTCCGAATGCCTTCAGGAACATATCCTGATTTACACCATAGTCCTCAACGTAAGCAACATAGTGAGCTTTACACCAGTTGATCCACAATTCCTTAATCTGTTTGTTCTTCAAGAACACATTGAAGAAGGTGTTGACGGTCATCTGCCAAACGAGAGGCTGACCCTTACGATTGAATGTTTTACGCCAGCTCTCTTCAAGAACTCGCATCTGCTCCAGAATATCGCAGGTCTCATCAGCCCAAGCAACCTTACCGCACTTCTTGAAGTTATCGGCAGGCATATTGGTCTTGTGGATTGGAGCCTGAATACCACGACCGATACCGGTGTAGTCAAGCTTACCGGTAGAAGCAAGCTTCGCTGTCATGAAGTTCATAGTGGTATCAACGGAGTCCATCAACTCCTGAACCTGATCTGTCCATTCCATAACGACATCGCGGTCGTTACCGAACTCTTCGAACTGGTTCATCAAATACTCGCGTTCCTCTGCGTTCTGGTAGATACCATCTGTGATAAAGTCTGGAATTGTTGCAGAGTAAACCTGCAAGCCACCCTTATCCTTCTGGAAAGAACCAGCCAAAGGAGCACGCATGTTAGCCAATGTAGCGGCACGAAGTTTCTTTGCCTCGACAGTGAATGTCGCAACACCCTTTCTGTTGGTCGGTGTCAGGTCAGCAGCAATACGTCCCTGTGTCTTCCACCAGCCATAGTTTACGTGAAAGATGTCCTTTTCGTCAAGAAACTTCTGGAGGTATTTGGTGTTGTCCTTACTAGAGAAGAACTTCGCCATCCTCGAATTTTCAATATTAAACTTTGGCATATCCTAAATACAATCTAATAGTTAAACAATTAGTAGTTCGTGTAGAACAACTCTGGGTAACGACTGATATTCATCGCCTCCACAGCAGGTGGAAGAGGGCTCATTCTGTCCTTGATGAAAATCGCATCCGGTCCAAGTAAGCATGGTGTAAACATCAGGCGAGGCTTCTCGAACTCATCGCTACCAGGAAGAGTGTAGAACGGCATGTCGTAGTCGTGAGGAGCGAAACAGTTTGGATTAGTCACTACAGGGAGTGTAGAACCTACCGCAGCAGCCTCAACGAGAACCTGACCAACGGTCAATGCGCCCAATGCAGCAGACAAGGTAAGTTTCCAAACGTCACCTGCTGTAGCATCCGTTGTAGCCTCAACTGCTGTAATAGAAACACCAGTTCCCTTTGTCTTGAAATCCTTCTGGCCAACCATGATTTTATCGCCAATAAATGGGATGTGATGGTAGCCGTCACGAACGATGTAGATGTCTGTGTCTGTAGCGGCACTTGTTGCCTTAGCAACTGCGTAAGACTTCAGAATCTTAATAGTGCCACCCTTGTTGTCTGCAAAGCCAAGGCTATGCTCAACGAGGTCTCCTGCATAGATCTTAGCAGGGCCAGGGAACGGATTAGCAATGATACCACCGATAGGAGGGTACCTGAAAGCTTCCTTAACAGCACCTTTAAGATTGAAGTACACATGCTTCTGACCGCCAATCTCAGCCGATGCCTGCAAGAGCACCGCTCCATTGAATACCGCACCCTGTGCGTTCATCTGGTCGTAATAATTGCTGTACTGCATAATCTTTTTACCTTAATTAAATGTTATCCTGAATTATTTCTTGACAGTCGCCTTTGTAGCTCTGTCCTTGCAAATATCCTTAATGTCGTCCCATTCATGCTCGTCGAGTTTCTTTTCCTCACCAGAAGAAGCACTAGAACCCTTTCGTGGTACAGCATTTCCACCGTTAGCACGCTTATAGTCGGCAGTATAGATATTTTCTGCCGTCGATACCAGTTCTGCAACATCTGCATCATCAGATATCTCCAGCTTAGAGAGTGCAGTATCGAGGAAAAAGTCGTTCAATTCAAGGTTTGCCTTGTCGAACTTATCCTTCAAACCTGCCTTTACTGACTCGATGGTTGCCTTCCTTGCAGCCTTCTTGTCTCTTTCTGCGTTAGCTTCCTTGAGGGCTTTGATTTCTTTGAGAAGCTCGTTGTATTTGTCGTCAGGATCGTCATTCTTGTCAGCCTCCTTACGCTTGCGCTCCTCTTCCTCTTCCTTCTTCTTGCGTTCAGCCTCCTCCTTGCTCTTCTTTACCTCGTCAGAGATATTCTTGTGCAAGTTGCCGTTGATACGCTTCAGACGGTTTGCTAACTTGGTAACCAACTTGGAATTTGCTTCCTCGTCATCACCGAAATCTTCCAAAACATCATCAAGTTCCTCATTGATGGTCTTTTGGCTAAGTTCTTTGAACTTGGTGGTGTCAACCTCCTTGTTCGCTAATGCTAAGAGTTCCTCTCTTGTCATGTTGTTTGTTGATTTAAAATGTTATCCCGAAAGTGGTCCCTCCACCTCGAAAACGTATAAATATACATTTTGCTTGCAAATATATGAATAAATATGCAATTATCAAAGAAAAAATTGTATATTTGCAGTATTAAAATGAATTTTTATGCAGAAAGATGTGTTTTCAGGATTAAAATTGGATAACGGAGAGCCTATTTACACTCAAGAGTATATCCAATCATTAAGAGATACCGACAAGAAGCATCCCGACAAGCTGAAGATTATAGCTCAGCGTGGCGGTCAGGAACGTATGCTGTCTATAGACGCTGATATTAAGATAGTTGGCGGCTCGCGAGGCGGCTCTAAATCGTTCTCATCCCTAATGGAAGTTCTGAAGGATATTAAAAATCCAGATTTTCATGCAACAATTCTTCGTAACGAAAAAGATGACTTGCAGTCCTTGGTGACAGACTCTTATAAATTGTTCTCCCAATTTGGAACTTACAATAAGTCACAAAATGACATGACCTGGAACTTCGATAACGGAGGATGGCTCAAATTCTCATACTACGCCGGAGCGTATCAGGACTTCAAGACTCGATTCCAGGGACGACAGTATGCATACATCTGCATCGATGAGGGTACACAGTGCCCATACAAGAAATTCAAATACCTCTTGACAAATAACCGAAATGCAGCACATATCCGAAACAGATTCTGGATTACCTGTAACCCGGACCCTGAATCATGGGTAAGAAAGTTCATTGACTGGTGGGTTGACGAGAACGGATACATCATACCGGAACGGGACGGAGTTATACGATACTGTTTCATGGATGGTGATACACCGGACTCAATCTACTGGGGCGACACAAGAGAAGAGGTATACGAGCAGTGCAAGGGCATCATCGATAGCCTCTGGAAGGACAGCTACGAGGAACTTGGATACACAAAGCTCGAAATGTTCATCAAGTCTGCCACGTTCATACGTGCCGACCTCTCAGAGAATATCAAGCTTATGTCCACCGACGTGTCATATTTGGCCAACCTTGCCCAGCAGGACGAAGAGCAGCGTATGCGAGACCTAGAAGCTAACTGGAACTGGAAAGCTGCCGGAGATGACATGATCAAGATGGAAGACCTTGATGAAATTTACGACAATGCGGAACAAATCGGAGACGGAAAACGTAGAGCTTCAGCCGATATTGCGTTCACAGGCGGCGATAACTTCGTGATGTGGCTTTGGGAAGGAAACCATTGCAAAGACCTCATCGTGTCAAGAATCGACTCCAAGACGCTCGTTTCTGTTGTCCAGACAAGATTGCGCGAGTGGGGTGTTGAGGAATGTAACTTCACATACGACATGCAGGGTATAGGGCAGTACTTCAAGGGATTCTTCAAAGAAGCGGTTCCATTCAATAACCAGGCGGCTCCTATTCCTGCCAATCACCAAGAAGAGGAAGGAATCAAGTACTTATACAAGGACTTAAAGTCTCAATGCGCTTGGTTATTCTACAAGATGGTGAAAGAGAAGAAAATATCCATCGACTCGCAGCTGCTGGAACGAAAGTATTCGGGTGACGGATTCGATAAAGTTCCCCTAAGACAAATTCTCCAAAAGGAGCGAAAGATGCTCCGACGTGACGAGGACGGAGATGATAGGGGATTCAAACTTATGCCTAAAAAGAAGGCCAAGAAGTATGTCGGGCACTCACCTGACTTCTTCGAGTCTTGGTTCTACGTAATGATATTCAGTTTAACAAAAAAGAAAAATAAAAAGGTAAAAGGATTATGGAGGCTATCAAGGTAAATAATGTAAGGGAGTTGCTCGTAAGGAAACCATTCTACGAGCTTACTCCTGCGGGGTACATGAAGCACTCGGCTGTAAGCGACGTTGTTCCTGACTATTACGACGGAACGATGCCAGACGACACCATGTATCGCCGCATCAAGACGCAGGCAGACTTCCTGCGTGAGTATTACCCATCTGCCCATAGGATTATGGATGAGAAGGAATACCCGGACATCTGGAAGTTGAACCCTGAGAATAACAGGTGGTACTGCCAGAAGATTCAGCGCACAGCCTTTGCATTCCAGCAGCTCATCCACACGAAGCATCTGCTGCACTTGACTGGCAACGATGTTCAGTTCGAGCTTGCTGATGGTGATGACTACGAGAACGAGAAGAAGGTAGAGGAGAATCAGAAGACCCTCGATGTATTCAAGAAGGGCTGGCTTATGCACGATATGGAGATTCGCTTCTTTGAAGCTGTAAGTGCGTATCTGAAGGTTGCAGAAAGTGCAATCGTCGGTTTCTTCGATGAAAAGAAGAAATTCTGCACACGAACACTCTCTTATGATCGTGGAGATATCCTATACCCTCACGTCGATTCACTCACTGGAGATCTCCTGTGCTTTGCCAGGAAGTACTACGACTACGACGATGAGGGCAACGAGAAGACCGAATATGTCGAGGCTTGGGATAACCGCAAGTTCTACCGCTTCAAGAAGGCTGTCAAGTCAGGAAAGGTGAAAGAGGTAATGACGAAGATTGCAAGGATTTTCGGAATTGACGACTACACCCTTATTGAAGAGAAGGACCACGGCTTCCAATTCGTACCGGTAGCCTATGCACGTAACGACAACGGACCTTGTTGGTTTATGGTTCAGAAGAACATCGAGGACTACGAGGAGGCATTCTCATATCTCTGCGAGAACAACAAGGCATACGCTTTCCCTATTCTTACACTCACAGGTGATGGCGAGGATATTTCTATAACTGGAGACGATATGACCGGCTCTGCGAAGACCATCATGATTACCGACACTAATGGCAAGGCTGAGTTCTTGAATGGCACGGATGCCTCTGATGCCTTCGCAACACAGCTCAACAAGTCGTATGACCTCATCTATGAGCTGTCGTTCACCGTGAAGCCGCCTGAGTTGAAGTCCGGTGACCTCCCAGGTGTAGCCATCAAGCTTCTCTATTCTCCTGCACTGGAGGTTGCAATGAACGATGCACAGGAGTTACAGCCATTCCTGGATAAGATTCTCCGCATCTGTCAGTTCGGCATCGGTACTGATGAAAACTGCGTCGCTACAATGTCTGGGCTTCCAATCAACGCGTGGATAAGTCCGTATGTTCATAGTAATAAAACAGAACAAATTACAAATATTGCCACTGCGGTTCAGAACGGATTCCTCTCTAAGCAGACGGCTTCAGAACGCTGCCCTGACTTCCCTAAGACTGCCGAGTATGAGCGTATCATGCGTGAGAAGAAGGAGGAAGACCAGCAGGACCTCCTTATGGATATGCAACGTGCCGATAACGAAACAGAGAACGCCATTGAGCAGGAGAAAGCTACAGCTCAGATTAACGGAGGTGGCGGTAACGTTCGTACAGGTAATGGCAGAAAGGCAGGAAGACCTAGTGAGGGCAAGAATACCGATAAATGGGGCAATCAGCCAAACGAGAATAATTGGAAAAAGTTTAATAAAACCCATTAATAGCCTATGGATGAGTTAAAACGTTCGGTCGATTACAGCAGGAAACGCTTGCAGGCAATCCGAAACTGCGAGGACCATGTTGCTGATATCCTCTGGAAAACGACGCAGAAGGTAATTGCCGCAAGTAAGCGATACAGAGGTGCGGGCAGGCTCGAAAACGAGTCAGCCCTGCTCTCTTACGCCAAGAATGTTACTGCTGAGGCAGAGGAAAGTATCAATAGCTACATCTCTGCCTACTCCAAGGCTTCATGCAAGATTCTCGGGATTGACAGCGAGAATATAGAATCATTTCTCGTCAGCGACATCTACGGAAAGACGACATCTGAAAGAAACGCCGTATATCTCGGAAACTTTGCGGAAGATATTGTAAGGATGATCAAGGCGGGTACTCTTATGGGATATTCAGACCAGCAGCTCCTATCTTCCATCCGAACCGGATACAAGGACCCATATCACACATCAGTCATCACCAAGGCGAAGAGAAAGGACATTAACATCGATGTTCCTTCTTACGGAAAGGGATACTACAAGAACGCCTATCAGAACATCGTAAGAAACGCTTCTCAGGTGATTGCTTTGGCGTGGGGACAGGCAGAGCAGGAGTATGGGCAGGAGAACAAGGCTATCGGATTCTATGTCAAGAGAGGAAGCAGCTATCCTTGTGATATCTGTCAAAGCGAAGCCGATGCCGGCATCCATTCTTTCAAAGACCCATATCCACCGTTCCACGTTTCGTGTTGTTGTTACACTTTATTTGCATTCAAGGATAATAAAAAGAAATGATATGATAAATTCTGAATTAAATTTCACTTTAGAAGAAATTCTTCCGAAGTTTCCTAAAGAATTCCAGGAGAAGATAAAGCACTCTGTAGAGCTGCTGAGAAAGGCGGAGAAGCTTGCACTGGCATATTCGCCTAACGAAGGCTTCTATCTATCGTTCAGTTCAGGCAAGGATAGTCAGTGTCTTTATCACATTGCCAAGATTGCAGGCGTGAAGTTCAAGGCTCACATGGGGCTTACGTCCGTCGATCCACCAGAAGTAATCAAGTTCTGCCACAAGCACTATCCGGACGTAGATATGATAAAGCCGAAAATCAGCATCTATAACCAGGCCCGTAAGGAAGGCATGCTTCCGACAAGACTGATACGATGGTGCTGTCGAGTCTATAAAGAAGGTATTGGCGCAGGTAACGTGGTTCTCATAGGCATCCGCCACGCAGAAAGTAGACAGCGTTCGGGTAGGAGTGAGGTTGAGATTACCAACCATAAGTACAGCGGCTCCCTTGAAGGTCTTGACGAGTTCCGTGATAAAAGGAACAGTCAGAAGCGTGGCCGTCCAACCCGGTGGGGCATCCACGAGATTAACATCACCAATGCCAGTGATGAGCGTACCATTGGCTGCATCAGAGGCTACGAATCGCTCTTAATCTCTCCAATCATAGAGTGGACAGATGATGATGTATGGCTATTCTTGAACACACTCGGTATTAAGCATTGCAAGCTGTACGACGAGGGCTACTATAGGATTGGCTGCCTGTGCTGCCCTATGCACAATTATAAGCAGAAACTCGCCGACTGCAAACGCTATCCGCATATCTATAATAGTTGGATTAAGGCCATCAAGGATATCCAGGCTAGCGGAAGGATGATAGACGAAGGATTGTCGCCGGAAGAAGTGTTCGACTATTGGATATACGGCAAGTCTATCAATGTATGGAGAGAACACCGCAGGCAGCAAACGTTGAACTTTTAAATATCAAGATTATGATTGAAGAAACAAAAGGATACACGTTATCCGTCGATACGTACAAGAAGGCGAAGGCTCTCAAGATGAAAGACCCTCGCTATTACATCTACGCTAGTCTCCGTGGCTCAGGAATGCCTATCCGTGACAGTTGGGCCATCGCATTCCAGGGCGAGGGACTCAACTGGGAGAAATCCTTCCTCGAAAACGAGATGAACAAGCTAGAAGCCCAAGAGTCCGTCCAGAAGAGAATAGCAGAGGTTCAGGGCAAGAAAGCGAAGAACGAGAACGCCGATGAACTCACCCAGGAGGAACTTATTAAGGCTACCTCGAAGGAAGAGATTCTGAGAAACCTCGTTATCGCTCAGCGCAAGCAGAAGTTTGGCTCTCCAGAGTGGCAAAAGACAACTGCCATGATAGCCGACTACTCTAAGATTAAGCAGGACGAAATTGATACAGAAAATAATGTGGTCCACTACTACATTCCTCTATCAATGCCTCGATGCTGCGAGGACTGCATTATCTTCAAAAATGGCCAGGCGACCTTTCAAAAGAAGAAGAAATAGTTAAATTCGTGTTAAAGTAACTTTGTTTTACTAGAATTTCAGCAAAACCAAGTACCTTTGCAGGCAGATATACGTTCACAGATTCGTTCTGCTGTTCGTAATTCTGTTTAATTGGTTACGAGGGGTGGTGTCTTCACAGATGCCACCCCTCACTTTTATATTATGAAAGTAGAAGAAAAATATAAACTCAATCAGGGATACTTCTCTCCGGTGATGAGTTCAAGCGCAATTCGCACCTGATCTTCAAGCATATCGTTATTAAACGTAGGAAGAACGCCGTATGATGGCAGTTTCTTCGTCTCTGCGGCCTCCAAAATGAACTGGAGTGCCTGTACCAGGGAAGTATGGTCCTGAACGACCTCAAGCAATTTATCGCTCATTCTTGCCTCCTTCCTTCTTAATCTGCTCTGCCATCTCAAGAATAGTCTCGGCGTGCTTATCGCGGTCGATGACTTCCTGTACGGCCTCATCGCTCTCCTTGCGAAGCTGCTCTTCAGTCTTGCCCTCGTCGGCAGCAGCGTTCAGTCTCGCAGACTCACGGGCAAGGTATTCGTCACGAAGCTTCAACTTACCTGCCGTGTATTCTGCATCGCCAGGCAACGATGTATCCGCATACATAAGCTGGGCAAATGCCTCGATGATGTTTCCATCATCCTTGGAGAACTCGTAATGGTCTCCTACAGCAATAGGAATACATTCATCGAGTGCAGCGTACATTGATGTACCGATAGAGTACTCGATTCCCCATGTACCGGCAATATTCGCAATCTTGATGAAAGGCAACGAGCCTCTCTGTAAATGTTTCTTAATCTCAGCAGGAATATCCTCTCTGAGTGAAGCAACTTCTTTCTTCGACAAGCTCTTACTGAACTTCAGCACGGTGAAGTGTCTTGTCTTGATAGTCTTTCCAAATGGTAATGCCATGATAACAATATTTTAAAGTTCAACTTTTATTTCCTTATACTCGAAACCTATGCAAGATGGATTCTCCTCAGAAGTAACCCTAATCTCATTAGGGTTATTACAAACCCCATCCTTGAAGAAGAAACAATCCTTGCAAGTATATACTAGCGGAATAATGTCTCCGCAAGCATCATCGTCAGGATTTGCGTCTGTATATAAGTCTTTGCCCAGGCAATATGGGAACTCTGAATCTTCATCATTCAACAATACGCAATCCTTACAAGTGTATTTAGTCTGCTCCATGTTCCTTACGTTTTTGATATTCCATCAATGTCAAGATACAATAGTTAGCGCAGTCAAGAAGAGCATCTTCCAATGGTTCATTAGCAACTTGCGCTTCATTATCCTTCAACGTCTTGATACGATTCACTTTCTCTCGTATCTTTCCGTATCCGTAGTTGATACCAAGCTCATCATACATTTCGGAAAAAGCATTCCCATAATCGTGATTCTTACGCTTGTAGGTATCACTCATCTTGTCGGTGATAGACTTGAATGTTTTAGCATCTTCAGCAGATGAACACTCGTGTATCTTTGGTTCAAGATTTTCTTTATTCAAAATTTCGCCACGTTTCATAATATCTTTAACTGAAAGCATGAAGACCTCGTTTTTAATCTCGTCACAAGTTACTTTTACAAATAAACAACAAGAATTGTCAATGGAAGGAATAAAACACCAAATCGGACTATCTATAACCTTAAAAATAGGACGGGTTTGGGTTGTAATGATTTTAAATCCACCACGAATCTCTAAATCTGTTTTGTACCTTGGTAATACAGGGCAGTCTTCGCCCATTATTTGATAATGACGAAATCTTGCCACCTCTTCTTCGTATTCTCTCACTCTGAACGGAAGAACAAACTCTAATCCTATCTTAAAATATCTTCTTTCAATCATAAGCTATTTCCTTCTATATTAAACCCCAAAACAAAACCAAAGCAGACCATAAACTTTCATTTCTGCTTTCGAAAGTTTCTTAAAGCACTCAAAGTCATAGTCCTTATTTACATAAGCCCTAATTGGAGGTGCAAACTCTTTTTGCTTAACTGCTATTGTATATTCCGATTTGTGTGGAAAAACAGAATTCATATCCTCAATAACTGCACACATAACCATTCCGTTCTCTCGGACATCCGCATTACTTTCTATTTGCTGCTTTAGCTTTCCGACGGAATTATTTAGGAAAAACTCTTTAGGCGCAAAGTAAATGTCACCAAGTTTTAATTTCTCGTTTTTATCCATAAGCTATTCTCCTTTTGTATGCACGTAGCCACAGATGCCGACGTACATGATGTATTTTAAGTATTTAAACATTTTTCCAAAAATCTACTATATGGAGGAAAATTCTCCGCAAACAACAAATCCAAACCAAGAATGTCCTTATGGTTTTTCTTCACTTCTTCTTTGCTAATTAGTTTCATCATTCTCAATCTCAATAAAATCACCAATACCCAGGCGAGCCTTATTGATGCAAGACGCAATCCAACCTATCAGATAGGCAGAAGGCTCGCCGCCGTGTTCCATGTCAGTATGATCCTCGATGGCATCGCAAACGTGAGAAGCTTCATGGCAGCAGTAGTTCATCGACATAACCTTCTGACACGGAAACGATACAAGAACGCCGCGCCTTCTGTCGCTCTTTCTGACAGCATCGGCATTCGTAACGCCGCCGTAATCAATATCGGGAGCCTTGCACTTGTCAAAACATGAATCTATCAGTTCTTTCAAGTCTTTACCGATGTGTACCCAAAGTTTCAAAGGGTAGATTCCGTTTTCGTATTCGTAATATCCTTTCTTCTTCATATTCTCAACTATTTCTTGTTATACTTGTGCCCGCAGTGGAACATATTGCAGACATTGCATCTATAGACGGTCATTCCCTGCTCAATGAGCTTCGGATGCGTCTTAAGAAACTCCCAGGCATCATCCTCAGTCTCGTATGCGACCTTCGCCTTCCAGGAATGAACCTTCCTGGTCCAATGCTCCGGGTCAGGCTTGAACGGAGGTACTTTATTAGGATTGTGAAGTCTTCTCATATCTGCCATCTTAATCCATTTTGATCCTCGTGCTCCTCAAACTTTTTGCGTATCTGTTCAAACCAGAATACTCGAAAATCGTCATCGGAAGCCTTCCACATCTTCTTCAGCCATTCGTAATTAAGGCGTTCAATGGTTTTCCGGATTCTGTCGCCGTAGAGGATTTCGAGCAGAAGTTCGTCTAAGCCTTCACCGCGTTCAACATCAAGGGTGAACTCACAACTGATATTTCCATACCTGCAAGAAGACATTCTATAGCCGGATTCAGCAGCCTTATCTACATACTTCTTAATAGAACCAGATACCTCCTCTTCGTTGGAGTCCGCAGGTAGCAGCCATATTGTTGACTCTGGCGAAACAACAGCAGGAAGCTGACAGTCGCCTATAAAAAACTCAAAATTACGTTCTTCTCCCATAATCTACAAACATTTGAATGAAACACTGTTTAACGTCCTGTTCTCCGGGATCTCCCTCCCGTCTGCCCGGGAATTATGTCCGAAGGCATGTCCCACCGCCCTGCGGCCACCGGTTTCTTTAATCATCAGGCTGAATGAAGCTCTCCGGCTGCTTGATGTCCTCCTCACCACGCAATTTATTCTTCACGTCATTGATGAGAAGCTCCTGCTTCAGGTCAATCATCTGTGCGCCGTAAACCTGATAGGTCATTCCGCCCTGCGACCTCTTCTTGAAGAACCGGTATTTCTCGCTCATGTCCCTTCCGAACTTCTGGATGGTAGGGATTTCCCTATCCTCGACATCGTTGGCCTTGCAGAACTCCACGAACCTCTCATAAAGGTCTTTCGCAAGGATCCACTCCGAAATCTCGCCCCTCGCCTCGGGGCTGTACCTCATTCCGTACGCCCTTATCCAGGCATAGACAGGATTGCTTCCGAGAAGGGAGATGAGCAGCTGTCTCCTGCTTCCCTCAGCCGCAGGGAACCGGTACTTCCTTTTTCTCAACTCCATCGCACCACGGAATATCCAGTTGAACACTCCGCTCAGCTCCTCACGGATGATCTTGCTGGCAAGCTCCGGGTCCTGCCTCTCCTTGGAGATTGTCACGTCGAAGCTCACGTACTGCAAGCGCCTGATGAATCCGAGCGATGCGTCATCGGGGAACGGAAGCTCGTTGAGGTTGAAGATGAGGTAGGGGATTGAGTTTCCCTCAAGGATATCCTTTCCGAGCTTTCTCATCGGGACAGGCTCGCCGCTCACTAGTCTCTTGAACATTCCGGTGTTCTTCTTTCCGAACTTCTTCGGATCAGAATCGGAAGACCAGTTGAAGATGGCGTTCCTGATAGGATACCTTCCCCTCATTCCTTCGTCTCCGTCGGCAGTGAGGTCGGCGTAGTCCATCTTGCTTATCCTGTCCTTGCCGAATATGTTGCAGGCGACGTCGAAGATGACACTCTTTCCGTTGGCTCCCGTACCTATAAGGAGAAGGCAGAGTTCAACCTTCGACGACTCCTTTCCCTCGTACGGATTGTACGCCGTACCTCTCTGTATCAGTCCCAGTCCGAGGAACATCTGTAGGATCATCCTCGATGTCCTGTCAGGAAGAACCTCGTGAATGAAGTTCAGCCACCTGTCACACCTCGCCTTCGGATTGTAGTCGTAGGGATGATAGTACGTGACGTGGTACTCGGGAGAGAATGGCATCACCCTCGGATACTGCAATCCGCTTCCGAAGTCAACCACTCCGTTTGCGAATGCGACGATATCAAAGGTCGGTCTCAGGATATTATAGCACTCTATCACGTCAATGAACGACTTGTTCATCACCGTGCTGATTCCGAGCATCGGAGCCATTGTCAGGTCGAGAAGCAGCAGCTGGTAGGCCTGTTCCAGGACTATCTTCGGAACCGCCTCGTATATCTTCCCGTTAAACATGTAGTAAGCACCTCCGTAGTACTTCACCGGAGCCTTCTTCGCAAGCATCCTCATCGACCTGATGAAGGAGGACTTCATCTTGTTGTACTTTTCCGAATTCGCCTTGCCCCAGTCCTGACCCCTCAGCATATCGAAACCGTACTCTTCACGCCTCGAAAGCTCCAGGAGCTGGGCATGCAACGTGTCTATAGCTATACCATTTTCCATTTATGCACAATAATAACATTAATTTTCCGTTATTGTGTAGGGTTAACCCCGATAAACAGGGGCTTTCAGAAAGATATACACGTCTCTGATCACCCTTACAACAAGTCGACTCTATAATAATACGACAATACAAAGATACGAAAAATATAATGAATATATCCTATAACCATAGTAAATAAAGGATATAAATATACATTATAGTAGTACATTTAATGAATAATAGATATACATTTATGGTTTTGCTCACCAAAGTAAGGATTAATGTTGCCAAATGTTAAAAATAGGCAGATGAATGAATATGCATAAATATACTTTCTATAGTAAAAGTAATTAAACCTTACAAGTAGGTCGAAAAATCGGAAGAAAAAATTTTTAGATGAGGTGACTACCGCGCTGATTTATGGCTATTTAGGGGGTGTGGGGGTATGTTTTGAAAATATACAACAAAAGACGTTAGTTTATATAGTATAAACGAACGTGAAACACTCGTTTTAACACTCTTTAAGAATGTTGGTTTATATTATAAACTAAAACGTTGTAACCATTTGAATATCAACACTTTACACTGCATATTAATTCCCCTATTTTGCATAAATATCCACCGTGGAACACAAAAGATTATTACATATTACTTGACCCAATAAATCTTTACCATATTTATTCTTGCATAAATATTCGGTGTTTAACATGTTAAAGGAATATTAACTAAAATAACAAAATAATATTACCTATATAGTTAAAATTATATATCATTAACTGACACTTTGGCAGTTGTAACTATCTGATTATTAGCTAGTTACACGTTTGTAAAGATTAATGTTCATTAACTTAAAAAGGTTATAAATTTAACAAATACTGACACGTTACGCCTTATAACGTATTGATTATTAGGTAGTTACATTTTGTCATTTTGGCAGATGAGTTAAAATATTATAACATTAACATAAAATCACAAATACTGCCAAATGGTGGAATTATTACAAGCTTCATAACTAACTGATAGTAAGTTACTTACAAGATGTTAAATGTATAAATAGGCTATTTTTAAACTGGTTGTTTGGCACTACCTTTGCAGTTATGTAGGTACAAAGGGATTTTCCTTTGCAACCATTTAAACAAATAGACTATGGACAAAGAGATTAAAGGTGCTCAAGGTTACGAGCACACGAGCACAAAGGTAGCTGCATACGTTAGCGAGTGCAAGAAAAGTGCTGTTTTATCACAGAGTTTGGAAGTGCTAAATAGCTACAGAAAGAAATTACTTTCTGAAACTACAGATAGCGGGTTAGTTGCAGCTAAGAAAGAATTAGAGAATGCACGTGCAAAGTACAACAAGCTAGCAACAGAGTACGTGCTAGCTGATACGGCATATTGCAACCTCCAAACGGAATGCGTGCGTACCGCCGTTAGTGAGTTTTCACGTACACACAATTTGCCAAATTTCTTTTCGTGGTTTGATAATAACGGCAAAGATAAGCAAACTAGTATAATAGATAGTTTGCAGCGATTAGGCAGTAAGTTGTCAGATTTACACCACAAATTTGCGGACGGCGCAAAGGTAGCAAGAAAGAAAACTGAGAGTATCACCGATTTGCAAAAGCAGATTGCAGAATTACAGGCAAAACTAGCAGAAGCACAAAAGTAAGTAAACTAGATAGGTAGCGAAAAACTACCTATCTTTTATCCCTACATTTTCCCCACTGACTATCTAGCAGGTAGCCAGTGGGGAATTTACACCGTACAAATTCCGTGCGGTGCGGATCGTCGTATCCTTATTTTTCCCACACGATTTTGGAAACCTTGTCGTGGTGTGTGGGCTTAACTCAGAGAGAGAATTTATTCTCCCTCAGGGGACTAATTGCCAAAATTCAAGAGAAGTATCTCAGCAAATCGAGAGTGCGAGAGGCACACCGAGATGGGAGAGAGCAACGCGATTGCTCAGAGACATCCATCCGGGAGATACGCAAAAATTCCTGGCGTGAGCGTCGAATGAGATGAGACGGCACGACGGCTAGGGAATTTGTATCATCTAGCGAGATGAGAGTTTTAGAAAGAAATCATAATTCATATTCTAGCGGTGTTGTGAGCCGTGCGGAGTGGTTATCCGTGAAATCACCGTGGATAATGTAGCTATATTCCACGTGAGGTATATCCAAGAAAAATGAGCTATCTGAAATGTGTTGTCAGTTGGCACAGGTAACGTAATAGTTTGCAGCGAGAGAAACTGACTGGATGCAGTCCATAATAACTGTAGGGTGTGAGCCACGTAGTTAAGACGATAATGATAAACGTGGTGCAAAGATGCACATCCTGGCTAACGGGGCGGGGAGAAATCTCCGCTCTACAATTATCAACCATTTAAATATTAGAATTATGAAAGAACAGATTTTGAAGAAGATAGGAAAGACGCTTGTGCGTATTAATGTGACAGACCAGAGTGCAGAGGATGCCTATGATGAACTCGTTAAAAGCGGTCCTCGCCTGTTTGGTATGCTTTCCAGTATCTACAGACTGAATGATGAAGAAGAAAGATTCGCTTGGTCTGCCGGAATTCAGTAGCCTAATCTCCCTACGCTTGTAGGGAACAATAACCAAAATTACAGAATTATGAGTACGATGAGAATTAAATGCCTCGATATGAAAGAGGTTGAGAGTATCATTGCAGATGCTCAGGAGATTTTAAGTCACGTAGAATTCGGGTCTTTGCAGAATGGTGTGCTTACATTATTCTGCGTGTTGTGAGCCTAAAATCCGTAGCCAGTACGATAATTGTCGTGTGTGGCTACGGAACAATTACCAAAAAAAATATAGATATGAAAGCAAGACAGATTATTTATTCAAGTACGATAATTGTGCTTGGATTTATTCAGAGTGTTCCTGCTCTGTTGTGTTTAGCAAGTACGAATATTGCCATTATTCTGCTTGGAATATTTTGGGGAATTCTGCTTGGAATATTCTGGAGCAGTACGATAATTGGCAGATGGTTCTTTAGGGAGCTGTGGCGATCCACGCTCCGCTTGGAAAGTTTCGTACTGCCTGGAGCGTGAGAGATTTGGAAAGTACGAAAAATGTGCTTGGAAACATTTAGCTAAATTCTGCTTGGAGAAATCCAGGCAGTACGATAATATAACCAATTAAATTACAGAATTATGAAGAAGAATATTTTCGTGACATTATTTATTGTAGTGTGCTTTGCGTTGTTTGCAGTATCAATTACTCTGTATAATTGTCTCAGAGCAAACGTGATGCTGAGAAAGACTGTGACAGCTCAGGCTAATGAGATTTTAGAGCTTGGTAATTGCCTGCACACCGAAAGTACGATAATGTACACAGGTATTAAGAAGTAATTAATCTAGCGTGGTGATGGCGCCACATACCCAATATGGAACGAAAAAACACAGCCCCTCGTATTTACCAATTTTTCAGAATTATGAGCAAAATCTGAGAGGAGTTTCCGCTCCTCTCTTCTATTAACCAAAATATTAGAGAAATATGGATAGAATATTAAAGCAAGATTTGAGCAAGAATGAGATTGTCGACCTTTTGCGTGGAATGGATGCAGAGGAAGTTGAGGGCAATTTCTCTGTACGTCGTGTTCTGATTGATACACAGGCGTGTGACGTATTCGGCGGAGATCCTGAGGATTCTTATCCTCTCATCCCTGGTACGTACATGGCATTGTATTACAAGAGTATTGACGGAGACCCATATCCGTTCTTTGAGAGAATATGCGAAAGCATAATGAATGACGAGAACAAGTGCCAGACTCTCCAGAATGGCGATGGTGTTATTATGATTTTCATGCTCAACAAGTACGAGTAGCCAAAAATGTGCTCAGGCATTTTCCTGGGCATACTATGTAGAACCATTAAACAAATTGAATTATGCAAGACAGAAAATCACAGAAAAACTTCGAGCGTGCGTTGCTTCACGAGATGGAGAAGATCAAGATTGCTGCACGCCAGTGGCACAACAACAATACTAGAGGCTACAGAGATTATCGTAGCAAGGAGGCTATCTCCAAAAGTTTCTCGGAGATAGCGGTGCTGTGCATGGGCTAAAAAATGTGCGTGGCGATTGTCACGCATACTATTCACCAAAAATTATAGATTATGAAGAAATTAGAGAATCCTAAATGGGAAGAGTGCAGAAATTATCTGCGTAACACCATCCTACCTAGATTGCAGGAGATACAGCGTGATTTATTCGGTGACGAGTTTCTTACCATAGAAGTAGGTGTAGGACCAAGTGGACGATATGTCACAGCGTTCGCTTCCGTGGTTATCGACGGAGAGATACTAGATAGCATTTCGCTACATTTGTCTGTTTTTGACGGACAAGAGTGTATAGAGTCTGAGTGCATAGAACTCACGGAATTCATCAAGAAGTACACAGTCTAAATTTGAGGGAGTTTTATCTCCCTCTCCTACAAACCAAAAATGTAGAATTATGAGTAAATGGATACAATTTTATCACAAGATTAACAAGTTTGACCTTGTTAGCATGAGATTTACAGAGGATTTCAGTATCGTGGAAATGACTGGTATGGATTCTATCTTGCCAGTTGATGGCAGATTGAGTCTGTCATCCATACGAGCAGAAATTCAGAAGCATATCGAGAGCATGAAGAAAATCGAGGGTTTCGACCCTTGTGCATTCTCCATCCTCACCGGTCCTACGATTCTGTGTGCTTCAGAAAGTCCGGTGTACAATCTCTAGCCAGAATTGGGCAGTACGATAATGTGCTGCCTGCTATTAACCAAAACAGAATATATTATGACAGCAGAAGAAAAGACTCAGCTAGAGAAGCTTGTAGAGAAGTATTTGAAAGAAGACGCGTACAAACCACGAGGATGGGGAGAGAGAGCCGCAAGGGATTTCCACAGTGCCTTAAATTGCGAGTGGCTTCTTACGTACAGCTTTAGACCAGACCCGGCGTAGTTATTTGCTACGCCTCCAATTATTAACCAAATCAAAATCAGAATTATGACAGACGGAGACAGAAGATTCCTTGCCAGGCTCGTAGCGAGTCACAAGGCAGTTATCAGTGAGGAGTGCAGGCGCAAGAAACTCGACAAGAGCGAGTATTTCAGACGTACGGCACGAGCGGACAGAAAAGCTCAGGAAATCGAGCGTGCCTATATGCGCCCTCGCAGATTCTAGCCAAACATTCTGTGCGGTCTATCTGCGCAGAAACCATGTTAAACCATAAAAATGAGAATTATGAACGAAAGACAGGAAATTGCAGCTATCAGAACAGCTGCCGAGATGAGTGAGCAGAATATGAAATGGTATTCATATATATTGGATTCCATCCACTCCGACGACGTAGATGTCAGCGTCTTGAGCGACAAGATGAAAATCGAGTTCGCATTCAAGATGTTCCACGAGGAGATGGTAAAGAACGACAAGCGTAGATTGTCACGTCTTAGTCTGCTTACAGACTGGCTCCAAGGGTTGTGTAGTACCGTAAACATAGCGTTTGCGGATTACGACATCAAGCAGATTGGAAAGTTATGGAAATGCCATGACCACAATTTTGTGGAAGACTGGTTCAAGAATATAGCAAAGAAGATGCTTGAACTCGCCTATATCCTTGGAGTGAACACAGACAAGTATCTCTATTAAGCCAAAAATCCTGCGTGGAGACACGTAGGAGCTATTATTAACTAAATATTCAAAGGATATGAAAGAAAGTATTGAGGCTATGCTGTGGGATTTCATTGTTGATAACAATATCGCCACAGAGGACGAGGTTAGACTTGTCACGAACATAAATGGCAGGAACGAGGAAACGATGACAGATATTATTTATGCCAAGACTGGACTACGCAGTTACGAGCAGTGTAAAGATGAAGGCTATTCCGGCACAGATGAGCTTGACAGCTATTATTGTCTTGACGAAGAAGAAGGCTATGAAGAGGAGGAAGAAGAGGAGGAGTAGTATTTGCCTAAAAAGGTGCGCCCATGCGTGAGCGTACCTTCTATTGTTTAACCAAGATAAATTATTTGAATTATGGCGAATAAATATCAGATCACAAACCAGAAGCAGCTTCGTGAAGCATTCTGGCAGTTTTGTGACGAGTGTGGTATCGACTACACTGGCAAGAAGACAAAGTTCAACCTTGACTTGAACATGACTTTCAATGACTGGAAGGACGGATTGCAGAAAGATGGTGTGATAAGCGACAAGCTTTGTTTCAGGGCTTGTCTGTATTAAGCCAAACCAATCCTCACTCTCACGGGTGGGGATTCCTATTAACCAAACAGATTGAAATATGAAGAAAATTGAGATTACGAGAGCTGGCATGGGCGAGAAATGCCCATACCCGAAGTTCAGCAAATTACTGGCAAAAGGCTACATAATGTGCCATCGCTGCAAGTATTGTGCTGAAATTATCAGTGAGACAGAAATAATGTGTGACTATAATTAATCTATAATTATGAGTGAATTAGAGAAAATCCTGAATGACGATTTGCTGAAGTGCGAAATCGTAGAAACAGCAGAGAATGCTGCAAGGCGTGTGGATCTCATCAAATGGACTCACGACAACACATTCTCCATTGCCGAAGTACGCAAGGATACCGGCAAACTAGAGGTTACAGATGTTCCTGGGACAGATGAGCTTGAAGCATACAAGCATTTCTACAGAAAATGTGGCGATATCGCCATAATTAGCTAAAACCCCCCACGATAATGTGGGGAACCATTACGAACCATTTAACAGATGAATTATGGAAAAGAATATTGTAGAAGTTGTTATGAACAACAAGGGTGAAGTTATCGAGAAAGTAGCCGATTATATCGGTGTAAAAAGCTTTGCCGCGGTAATCGAGAGTCTCTATCGTGAATGTCTGGAGAAATTCGACGAAGCAGAAGAAATGGAGGAATATATTGCCGATTTGTACGGGAAGAATATCCAGTCTCTTGCGTGGGAGTTTACCCATAAGGCAAACAAGAAAATGAAGACATATCTCCACCTTGACGACCAGCACATGGATGGCAATTTTGCCAATCTGTACGAGGACTACCCTAAGCACAGAACAGGTGTGTGGTGGGCATCAGACTACGATGGCGACGATTACTATGACTTGTATCCTCAGATGGTTGCCCGTCTGGATGCCGCAGAAGACAGCGAGCAGGCGAACAAGGACAGAACGTACCTCGAAGAATGGTATTTCAAAGCCTTCGGTACGTACAACATCAAGTACAATTTCTCCAACGAGCTTGAAGAGATTCACTCTATGATGGAGGAAGCTTACGAGGAAGCCTAACAATATCCCCTAGCATGGGGATATTCAATGTTTAACCATTTAAATGAGATTAGATATGAGTTACGAATTTGCAAAGAAGGAAATCGGTGATTACAGAATCACCATTTACCAGGATGAGGATGCTGAATCGCCTTGCTCTGCATGGGATTTGGCAGGTGTGTATCTTTGGGAGTATACCAGTTGTGGTAGTGGAAGATTAAGTAACGGCTGCAACTGGGATGAAATATATGATAGAAAATACGACACAAACGACCACAGCTTGCAGGATGCTCTCCGTGAGCTTGTATACAAGTATGTTCCGCAGAATCGTCTTGTAAAATATCTGAAGAGCAACAAGCACCGCTCTGCTAAATTATCGTATGATAGAAGCTCTCATGTATGGGAACTTGATTATTACGACAGCAGAGAGGCGTACAAGACTTCGGTAGAGTTCACTCCTGACGAAATCAAGAACTATGACATGAGAGCAGAGATGATTGAGCCTATGAACAACGAGGACTTGATCTGGCTGCTTGATGACATAGCTTACGAAATCGTGATATACGAGTGGTCTTCCACAGGATACTGCCAGGGAGACTACGTAGAAGGTGTTGCCTATTGTGACAAGGAGCGCTTCAAGAAGATGGTGGATACGAATACCAAGAACTGGAAGAATCGTGCCATCGAGCTGTTTGAGAGCGAAGTCAAGGATATTGGTATGTGGATGTGGGGTGACGTAAAAGGATATATCCTTGAAAAGAAGCGTCACTACACTAAAATGTACGACGACGGAGACACTTCTGACTCCTACGACTGGGAGGAGATTGATTCCTGCTGGGGAGAGTACTTCGAAGATGCTGATGACCTCATCGAAGAGGTTATCAAAGAACACGGCTTACAGCCGAAAGATGCAGCCTAACAAGGGGAGCTTGCATGCTCCTCTTCTATTAACCAATTAAATAGAATTATGGGAAAGATTACAATTTCACAGAAGGGAAGTAGAACTATCTACAGAGTGAACAGAAGAATCGTGTGCTATCGTGACGGGCACAAGTATTGTGTGGGCAAGCCATCATCTGGCAGCACCCATATCGAGCTTGATGCCTTGTCCGAGAATATCGCACACGAGAGATGTATGGAGATTTGTGAGCGCAGAATCTATGCAGAGATGAGATATCAGAATCCCGTCGCATACAACGCCCACAGAGTGTTGAACGCATTAGCTTAAAGATAGCCTTCGGGCTATCACAATTAACCAATTAAGTAAAGAGAATTATGAAGAGATATTACGTATAAGTCACAGAGACTTTAAACAAGGTAGTGAGCGTTGATGCCGAGAGTGAGGCTGAGGCAGTGAGTGCAGTGAACGATGCCTACAATAACTGCGAAATCGTTCTCGACTCAGACGATTTTATAGGAGAACAGGTGCAAGTTGAATCTGACCAGCAGTTCTACGCAGATTACGAGAAAGATTACGGCGAGACTTATCAGCACATCGACTAGCCAAACGGGGAGAGTAATCTCCCTACCAATAACCAAAACATTATAGATATGAAGAAAATTGAGGTAGGAACGAAAGTGTACTGCGACATACATTCCCAATCAAAGGAACACGTTGTGACTCACGTTTCAGAGGAAAGAGGATTCGCAGGGATTGATAACGAATACTGGTGGCCCATAGACCAGTGTTTCCCCTGCGATGAAATAACATTGCCTAAAAAGCGCAGCTAAGGACTGCGCACAATAACCAAAACATAAGAATTATGAATGAAGACAGAATCCTAGAGATGTTCTTCGAGAAAGCCAGATGGCAGTATGCCATTGAGAAAGGCTTATTCAAGGACATGAACAAAGCAGTAATGTATCAGCTTACAGAGCCAAAGGCTCGTCTGGCTATGTATCAGAGGATCAAGAGCGGCAATTACAAGATAATGCCGCCTCATACAGCCAAGATTCCGAAAGACAACGGAGATTTCCGTACAGTCTATGTGAATGAGGCTGTGGACAGAATCCTCTTGAGCATCGCCAACGACCTCCTGTTCGAGCTGATGCCAGAGATGGTGCATCCACGCTGTACGTCATACCAAAAGGGTATCGGCTGCGGTCGTGTGGTGCAAGATGTGTCTCGGATAATATACTCGGCAGAGGGAAAAATCATCGGATGGAAAGGTGACTTCTCCAAGTACTTTGATTCTGTGCCCATTCGGTTCATCGACTGGGCATTTGACAAGGTAGAGGAGAAGTACGGAAAGTCTGCGCTGATAGATGTCATTCGTGACTACTATCACACAGATATCTATTTCGATGAGGACAACAACCTCTGCGAGAAGTATCAGTCCCTCAAACAGGGATGCTCTGTTGCTGCGTGGCTGGCTGATGTCATTCTCTATCATCTTGACGACAAGCTATCTAAGCTTAACGGATATTACGTCCGCTATTCAGATGATACGCTGTTTGTCGGTGAAGACTATGAGAAAGCCATGGATATCATGAAGAGCGAGCTGGAGATGATGCAGATGACGCTCAATCCGAAGAAGGTTGAGTATCTTGACGCTAATCACTGGTTCAAGTTCTTGGGATATTCCATCAAGGGTCACAATATATCTCTGTCGTCCACACGTATCAAGACCTTTCAGAAGGAAATTGAGAAGAGGACGGTAAAGAAGCGTGACACCACGATGACGAAAGCCATCAATTCAGTAAACAGGTATCTCTACAAGGGATATTGTGACTACTCCTGGGCCACTCAGGTTCTTCCGGTCATAAACGTGAAAGAGGACATCGACAAGCTCAACGCCTTCGTCATGGACTGCATCCGTGCGGTCAAGACAGGCAAGAGAAAGGTCGGTGGTCTCGGATACGTGAAGACTCAGGCTGTAGGTTGCATAGACCGAGGCCGTGGCAGGAACGTGAAAGCCAACAGGAGTAAGACAGAGAGCGAAATCAAGGGGTATCTATCAATCGGCTGTGCTCAGAATGCCTTGCGAACGAGCAGGGCAGCGTACAACACTTTGGTGAATACACTGTAGATGAGCATCCTAGCGCAAGGAACTGCCGGGATGAAGAAGAATGTTTTAAACATCCGGTCTCGAAGATCGCGGACCTATCTCCGAATCAGAGATGGTCCTGCGATCCTCTCCACCAGGATATTATCAATCTGATATAGCTATGCGCAGTATCTTCTGACAGGCAGACTCTGTAACCGAGCACACGGACGCGGAAGAAGGACGGGCAGATTCAGGCTAGCGCCTCTATAACGGGATTTGTCGACGATGCGTCCAAGTTCGCAAGTTTGCAACTTGAGACGGATTGTCGACGAATTCGCGCACAAGGCGTAGTTCATCAACGAAGTACAGAAATGTGCCAGTCCGTATGACTTCCGCAGGTGGCGCACACCACCACTCCCTGACGGATGGCAGAAGTTTATGCAACAGGTCTCTTAACCAGAGTATTTAATCCTGGACGTCGTCGTATACTACTTACGACGTCCTGGATTAACTATTCTGGCGAATCCTGTGTCAAATCAGAAACATAAAGTATTGTGCCGAGCCATCGGTCAGGGAATCACCCTAGCACGAGGGGAGTCTTCAGAGGGGAGTTAATTTATTGGTGCTGTTTCCACGCCGCCGGCCTCCCGGAACACTATCCGGTACTCCGGCGGCTTACAACAGCCCTCGAATCAAGCTGTTATAGCTACGTGCCACGCTCTCAGATGAAGACAACGTTATTGCCAACGAGGTACACGAGGAGGAATTCTTTATGTCGCGGTCTCTGTATCAACGCGATAAGGCTGGTGATACCAGCAATCTCGCGTATTGCAAGATCCCTCAATCGTCAAGATAGAGGAAGGCAACAGACCTATGAGTGTACCTGCAACGACCAAATGGACATTGCAGTCCGCATAGCCAAGAGTAGAACAGATTCAGTTGCATGTAATGTGACAACGGGACACAACCTGGCGGTTGCCCGGTACGCGTCCCGTTCTTATACATGCAATAATCAAGACGATACAGGAATGCAACACTCTACTGAGACTATGCTATAGCTATTGCGAGCCGAATGGTGTGCAAGGAGAATCAATTGTAAATACAGTATTCAGCATCCTGAGAATCACTGGATTATATCCAGGAGTCTCAGGACTATAATACTGTATATATCAAAAGCATAAAGTTACGCAACAGATTCTCTGAGCGCACTTCTATTAACCAACATTTTAAGAATTATGACATACGAAGAAATCATCAATGAAGTTGAGAATGGTGCTAAGTTCACCATTAACTTTCAGAAGAGAACATGCCGTGTAAATGGCAAGGTAGTAATGTCCGAGGAAGACAAGCCGAAGGACACCCCTTACCTTACACCCGAGGTTGTATTTGTAGGCATCGAGCAGAGATATGCAGCGTACAAGCATTCTGTGCCGTCAGAACGATCTGAATCACATCGCCGTTACTACTTCAAGGCTTTGCCTGAGAAAGAGCTCTCAGACGAAGATATGATGTACGGAGAGCGACGAGAGCTAGCAAGATGCAAGCTGGAGCTGTACGTACTGGTCCAGCTTCTCAGGGGCAACCTCTACTGGGACGGCAGATGGGGAACGTGGTTCTGGTGTTCAAAGAACGACAAGGACCTGATTATCCTCAGAGACTGGATTGAGCCAAACAAGGGTGGGGCGTAAGCCTCATCCACTAGAGTTAAATAAATTTTTAGTAACCAATTTAAAATAATTAGAATTATGAAGCAGATTGTAACAATCACTGGTGAGAATCTTAAGGTAGTAGCTAACAATGTAGAGGTTAATGCAGCTGGTGCAGGTAAGAAGACCAAGGCGCAGATGCGTCTCGAAGCTCTTAAGGCAGCAGGCGTTGACGTAAGTAAGTACTTCCCTCTCGGTGACGACAAGCTTATCAAGATCGAGAATGGTGCGGCTGTCCCTGTTGATATGGACGATGCAACCATCGATGCGGTAGGCAAGCAGATTGTCGAGGGTGGATACGTAAGTAACTGGAAGCTGTTCCGCCGTTGGGTGATGAGCCAGATGTTCCACATGCTCAGACAGATGGACGGATGGAACTGGTCATTCAACCAGGTCTTGCAGCACAAGGGCTACGAGTACCAGTGGCGCATGCTTGAAAATGAGCTCTATGCTCAGATGAAGATGGCAGCCCACGGGGATCATGAGAATGCCGGCGCGAGAAGCAAATGGTTCGGAGGCTTTGTCGCTAGCGATATGGCTAAGGACTACATCTGTAAGCTCCGCAAGTATGTGGACGACAACCTTATTTGGAAGGTCAAGAAAGACAAGAACGGAAAGAAGACGAAGACATTCAAGCACACCTGCAAGGGTAATCCTTACGTACGTCTTCAGAACGAGGACATTTTTGTCGCAGACTTAGAGAAGAAGGTATATGCTCCTCTCGGTAATCTTGCGCGCAAGATGTATGACAGCAACACCTACGCAGAAGTGTACGATGCCGTTCACGAGTTCAACAAGAAGCGCAAGCATCTCGCATGGGAAACCAAGCAATCAGATGCTTTCATCAATGCCTATAAGGGCTCTGGTTCCTACTACACGATGAGAAACCTCATCATGTTCCACGGAGCCAGATTCTGGAAAAACGGACGAAAGATGTCAGAAGCCAACTCGTTGAAGGAGCTTGAGTCCAAAGCCAAGATCTACGACGAAGAGGGTTGGAGAATGCTCGGTGTTCTCAAGCAGCTCATTATAGAGAACGATATCGACATCCAGGGCAAGATTAACGAGTGGCATAAGGATAAGGTCGAGAAGGTAATCGCCAGTAAGTAGTAAGGTTCGCCGCTTGTAGTATGGTGGCCCGGCAAAGATGTTTTACGATAGCTTCTGCAACGAAGGATCTCCTCCAGTGCATTCACTGGAGGTAATCCTTCGAGCTAAAGCTCTCCGATCAAACTTTTATAGTAAGGCGCCAGCCGGGAACCATTCTAGCCAAAAGTCGGTTACTGATTCGGTAACCGATTCAAAGTAAAACCAAAAAGTAAGGATTATGAGAAAGAATAAAACTTATGAGCAGCAAACGAAATTCTATAACAAGGATGGGCGTTACGAGAGTTTGGGTGAGATGTTTATCTGCTGGCTTAGATGTGATAATATCCCAATCGCAGCAATACAAAAGACATTCAGGGAAGGAACGAAAGAATGTAAAGAATACATTATAGAAGACCTCTATCACCTTTGCGACAAGAAACTGCTTTATCAGTTTATCAGAATCTTTTATTTCGGAAAGAAGTAAAGCCAAACATGTCAGTCGTTAGCAGCGGCTGACTCCTTATCATAACTAGATTTTGTTTAAATGGTTCAAGCCGGTCTGTCGTGAGACACGCCGGTTTTTTGTTCCCCAAGTTTAACCAATTAAATTAGAATTATGAGTAGAAATTACTGGACATTAAACAAACAAGGTATGAAGAATCGCCTGTCTAAGGCACAGGCAGCTTACGAGAACGCATTGGAGAATGTAGAGAACCTGCACGTCAAAATCAGTGAGGGCAACAACAAGTTGGGAGCAATCCCATCTGTATCGCTCATTCCGGTCATGGACTGCGGTAACTGTGCAATCTGTGCGAAGAGCTGCTACGACCTCCGCAACGATATGATTTACAAGGAGGTTATCAAGACGAGAGCAATCAACTCTGCCATCCTCCACGAGGATCCCGAACGATACTTCAAGGAGATTGATGACTACCTCAACTACCGCTATCCTAAAGCATTCCGATTCCACATCGGTGGCGATATACAGGACAAATGGTATCTTGACAAGATGTGCGAGATTGCTCGCAAGCATAAGGATACCAAGTTCCTGGCGTTCACCAAGATGTTCGATGTGTGCAACGAGTATCTCGATGAGGGAAACGTCATTCCCGAGAACATGCACATCCTATTCAGCGGATGGCTTGGTCTCAAGATGGATAACCGACACGGATTCCCGGAGGCACATCCTATCTTCGAGAGCGGAACATCAGCGCCACAAGGCACGTTGCTCTGTACCGGCAACTGTACTGAGTGTCTGAAGGAAGACAGATTATGCTGGTCTATCGGGAAAGGTGAGGCGGTAGGATTCCTTGCACACTAGCCAAAAGCCCTCTTCGGAGGGTACTATGTCTAACCAATTAAAATTTTGTGAATTATGGCAACAGCAAGAAGAGGAACAAGAATGATCAAAGCTTCCGACATTATGAAGAGAAAGGGCATTGTCCAGAAACAGATGGACATGGACAAGTTCGACGAGGTTATAGAGAATTTCTTTATGACCCACGAGCCTAAGGATACGATTCTCCTTACTCCGAAGAGATTCATCGAGATGGATAACCCGCCAGAAGGTGACTTCATTGACTATCTCGATGTCAGCGTGTGGGAGAAGAAATGCGATGATCCGGATGACCAGTTCGACTTCATCGACTATCAGTTCATGAAGAAGAACGGGATGCTCCGTCCTATCCTTATGGTGAACGAGCCGTTCATTGGCAATGCCGCCGGGTGGTTGAGAGAATATTGTGGATTCACTGTTAAAAGCAGAACACGAAAGAAGAAGAAGGAATATATCGTGTCTCTGCCGGTTTAAGCCGAACAAGGCGTGGAACATTTTGTTTCACGCTCCCGGTATTAACCAATTAAATGATAGATTATGGATAGAAAAGAATTGAAAGACAAGATTTATGAGTTGCGTTCAACAGCAAAGATGGAACTTGCATGCACCATCCGTGAGATAATGAGAGAGCAAAATGTGAGCAGAAAGGTGTTCGATTGGCCTGTACGTGCCGACGACAACAGGGAGGTGAACATCGTAGAGGTAGGCGGCAGCGATACAGCTATCCCTATCATTCATAGCCGATGCACTTCTATAGGGTTTGAATTCCCGGAAGCAAAAGCTACAGATGACGATATACCCGTTGACCTTCTTGCAGACATCGCTACTAGTCTGAACGATGAGCTGAACGGCTATATTGGTGTCTATGCTGCAAAGTATAAGATTGCCTACAATGATGGAATTTTCATTCCTAAGGAGAATCCGTACGTATTCCGGGCAGAATCATATAAAGATGCATTGGATGAGGCGGAAGACTACATGCGTGCGTGGAATGACCATAAGGGCTCTACCCTAAAACTCGTATCAGTCGAGAAACAGACCGCTTCGGAAGGTTAAATTAGCGTTAAAAACGGCAAAGATGATGGTTTATATTATAAACTTTTAGTATCTTTGCCACTAGTAACCAAAATATTAGAATTATGACAGAAGAAATAAGAATCAAGACTAGAGACTGGGAGCGTCTGCTGAGCCCTGTCCAGCAGGAGAAGTACAAGCTCGCTATCAAGCAGGGCTGGTTCGCCAACTATCACAGCAACGCATGGAGGCACAACACCTTCTACGGCGCATACATCTGGAAATATCCGAAGTTCATCAAGGTCGTGAGAATGTTCGATGAGCTGTTGGGCCACAAGCCATTGTGGGAAGACATCACTGACGACAACCTCCGTGACCTCTTTGAGAAGATCAAGGAGAACTACGCTCCCAACTCCGCAAAGACCGTATGCGCCACCATCAAGGCGGTGATACGTGAGAACGATGCTACGAAGGAGATAAACAGCCCTACGTTCGGAAAGATACTCAGAACGAAGGCTGTTCCTGTCCAGTCTGTCTATCTCTCAGATGAGGAGATAAACAGAATCATCAATTACAATCCAAGAGGACAGACGAAGAGATATGTTCAGCGCATGTTCCTCATGGAATGCCTCTGTGGAGCACGATATAGTGATTGTCAGAGGATAACCCCCGAGAACATCGATGATACCGGACACTTCCTGGTGTATGTAGCACAGAAGACCAAGACAGAGGTAAGGGTTCCTCTTCACAAGAAGCTCCGTCCGTTTCTGGTATGCGGCACGGGCGTTGAGCCTCTTCCTGGAGAAATCAGCGAGATGACCTTCAACCGAACTCTTCGTGACATCTGCCGTGATTGCGGAATAGACGAGAATACGAAGGTGTTCCATGCAGGTAAGGAAGAGACCGGAAAGAAGTACCTCTTTATCTCTTCACACACCGGCAGACGTTCGTTCGCCACGAATCTCTCCAAGAAAGGCGTACCATTGGAACAGATTGCCGTCATGATGGGGCATACTAGTAACGGTAAGCCTAATATCCAGATGACGCAGCGCTACATTGTCGGGAAGACGGAGATTGACAGCAGTACCCTGAGACTGTTCGGTGTATACGATAAGGATCTGGATGATGGTCTAGATGAGGACCAAGCTAAAACTGGAGGTGGGCAATAGCCATCTCCTGCTATTGTTTAACCAATTAAATAACGAATATGGTAGAAGATAATAAAAAAGAACTCATCAATGAGTGCCAGGAAAAGTATGCCGAGCTTATAAAGCAGACGGTCATAAAGGCACTCACATGCGAGATTACTACGAACTCCGCTATGGTAAAGGAATTGGAGTCACTGAACTTCCAATACCACGAGGAGATGGACGAGTACGACGATACGGCGCCTGACCTTAATCCGGAGCTCATAGAAAACTTCATGCAGGCAGAGAAAACTGGCAAGAATGTTTCCATTGAAGCGCAGGAATACCTTCTTGCCATCGGTATGTGCGAGGAGATGTTCAACCAGAAGATGTGGGTTAACGAAGACGGCCACATGTGTGACGAAGACGGTAACAGACTTTCCGCTGACAGAGAGCATCGTGTTTTCGAAGTTGTTAAGTGCGGAAAATAAGATATTTCTAGTTTTTCATAGCTAGATTGTTTAAATGAGTGTCCTCTCTTGCCCGTGAGGGTAGGAGGGGATTTTTAAAACGGCCCCGATTAGCCAAAAATAGGGAGCTTCGGCTCCTGCAATTAATAACCAAGCCCTACGCAACACGGTCAAGCGGAAATAATATGAAGAAATTTAATATCATCAACAATATCGTTGATACAGAAGTATTTCAAAAAGAGTTCATGGCAGATATTCCGCAAGCTACATTCTCTGAGAAGAATGGAGAGAACTTTATCTATGTAGATGATAAATTTGAAAACGAAGTAGAAAACTATCTGAAGAAGAAATGTGTTCGTTTTATCCCTATGACGGAGAAGCAAATTGAATACGAGGGATATAACGTTACTGTAAGCGAAGATAGCAGTTTTTATTATATTGATTTTAACTCAGGAGCAGGTGAAGCCGTGTACGAAAAAGCAGATTGGACGCTCGATGATGCTTTGAAAGACCAGCTTAATTTAGATAAAGAGTAATGGAATATAAGCCCTATCGCATCACGGCTAAGCGAAAAGAATATGGAGAATATATTAGAAAAAACGGTGAAGGAAAATGGAAATATCGACTTAAACGAATTAAGTTGGAAGCAGGTCGTTGCACTACTGAACGTCTGGAATTCCAGCTTCGCAAGAAATGAGAACACGTCGTTCTCGGAGATGGTGAACCGATGCTATAAATCACGTCCATGGCATGAGAATGCGAATATTATCTATTTGCATCGAGATAACAAGAAAACTACCATCCTCCCTCACGCCTGTTACAACCTCGACGAAGCAGAGGAAAACATGATATTTAATTTGCTCAAAAAGCAATTAAAGTGAATCTCTACGGATGCAGTAGAACGAAAAAGCCCCGACCTAAGCCGGGGCTACCACAGACCATTACAGTCTGACATCTACGATAGTAGAAATTTGCTCTTTATGAGCGTTTAAATCCACAATTCCGAAGAATTGACAGTCAACGGAAGTTTATTTTTATTTCTATTCCATAAAGGTACGATTGAAGTCTTCCGAAGACAGATGCAAAGATAGTGGATTTATTTCAGAAAGCAATATTTCTTCAACAACAATTAACGAATTTAACTTATATGTACAAAGTCATAAGTACAGAACATCATTTTTATCCTCATGTCGTGCTAGAATTGCAGGATACCGCCACAAAAGAGACAAAGTGGTGGTGCTACGCTGACTTTCATGACGAGGACCTGTGCAAGGAGCTTGGGGTGGAGGACCTTACCGGTTGTACCCTTGACAAACAGCCAAGTCACGGGACCTGGATATCCAAGGAGGATATAGGGCATCTGTAATCGCAGGTTCTCATACAAATAGCCGCTCATCACTTCACAGATGGGCGGCTATTTTATTAAAACTAACCACTAAAAACACACAGAAAAACGCTCTTTTTTCTTAAAAAGGGTTAATGTAAATATTCAGTACTTTAATGAATAGCACAAATTCCTGTTTTTACTTCAACCGAAACATCTAGCCAAATCGGCACTTCTGAGAGTTTTGTTTTTACTTTTTACTTGAATGAGCGAAATTTTGACACAAATCAGGCATTTGGAGGGTAAGAATAATCGTCGTATCTTTGCAGTGCTTGTTAGAAGTCACGCGCTAGCAAATAAATAAGTTTTATCTAGAAGTTGATTAGTTCAACTACAATGATATACCCTATCCAAAGTTTGGAGCGTGACCCAGACGGCGGATAGGGTTTTTCTTTACCCTATCTCAAAGTTTCAAGCAAAGACATACGAGGTTCAATCCGTGCAGTCCTCTTCGGAGTTATCGACCGATATATAAAACTGCTCTGTCAGGTAAGTTACATTATGGTTGTGTAAATCCCGCAACGTGTCACCTCACGACGGGTGCCCATATCAGAAATGAGAAAGCCAACCATAACGAGCAAAGCTCTGTGGGTATCAGAAGACTTATGCTGGCTTTACAAGGAGTACGAACTACTATGGTGTATTATATATATTGTAGTTGATAAAAATTAAGGTTCGGCTCGCTTGGTTATCCCATATTTCTTATGGGTATAGAGGTGTTATATACATAAATAAAATATTGAGATTATGAACAAGAAACTTAGATTGCTGGTGACTGCAAAGTGTCACAACAAGTGCCCTATGTGTTGCAACAACCAGTTCGACTTCGAGAAGATTCCGGTAGTTGACAGATTGGACTATGATGAGATTAGTATCACGGGTGGAGAACCGCTGCTGCCTGGTAACAGCCATTTGACAACATGGCTTGTCGGAGGCATCAAGGCGACGCAATACGCCATGGGCTTGCCGGAATCGAAGTTCTACCTCTATACTGCATTCTTCGATTTTGACATTCTCAGAGATTGCAGCTACGAGTTCGACGGAATCTGCCTCACGCCTCACAAGAAGGTGGATGTTGAAGAGTTTATCGACATCAACGCAAAGATGCTTGAGCAGAAGAGAAATGGAGAGCTTAACGACTGTTTCGACCCAGACTGCTCCCTCCGTCTCAACCTCTTCGCAGACATGAAGGCTCTTCTCCCTAAGGACATCGACCTGTCTATGTGGAAAGTGAAGGACATGGAGTGGGTAAAGGATTGCCCAGTTCCAGAGGGTGAGGACTTCCGAAGAATCAAGGAGTTGTTCTAGACTATAATTAAAAAATAGATACAATGAAGAAAATCAAATGGAAAATCGCCGCATTCGTGGCGTGGGTTGTAATAACCCTCATGGTCGTAGATGTCGGACTCAGGGGAGTGAGCAAGGCAGACACGACAACGAACATCGTAAGCGTAGCCATTCTCCTGTTCTGGATTCTGGTTTCCATCGCAACAAATTGTTTAACATTCAAAAATAAAAAAGATGAAAAAGATTAAATTCGTGTTCATGTTGTCGCTGATTCTTTCAGCGTTGTGTTTAACTTCTTGCAGCGAGCGTATCGACGCAGGTTCTGAGGGTATCCTGGTGAACCTCTATGGCTCTGACAAGGGCGTTGACGACGTTAGCCTCGTTACCGGCCGTGTGTGGTACAATCCATTCACTGAGGAGGTCTATGAGTACCCGACGTTCGTCCAGACCATCGACTACCCTGCATTCACCATCAACGCCAAGGATGGCTCCGAGTTCACTGTGGACCCTACCGTGTCACTGAAGATGGTTGACGGCAATGCGCCGAGAGTGTTCAAGAAGTACCGCAAGGGGCTGAATGACATCATTGAAGGTACGCTCTTCAACTACGTCAAGGATGCGTTCCGTATTCAGCTCAACAAGTACACAACTGATCAGATTGTCAGCAACAGGGATTTGGTTGAACGTGCCATCGAGGCGCAGCTCAGCAAGGCTCTCGCCAGGGAGCACTTCCATCTAGAGCAGTTGACATCAGGCTTGAAGTATCCGAGTTCCATCGTGGAGGCCGTCAATCAGAAAAACAAGGCTATTCAGGAGGCACAGAGAGCACTCAACGAGGTTGCGGTTAAGAAGGCAGAGGCGGAAAAGATGCTCGTGCAGGCACGTGCAGAACGTGAGGCCAATGAGCTCAAGACCGCTTCCCTTACTCCTGCTATCTTGAAAAAGATGTGGATTGAGAAATGGGATGGCAAGCTCCCGGTTTACGGGAACGTTCCTCAGATGATGATGACAACTAAGTAATTTACCGTGCCCGTCTCCTGCTTATAGCTCGGGGCGGGCATCTAATTTTTGAATGTTATGAAAGAAAGATTAAAAATGATTTTCGACCGCATCGACATCCTAGTCGTGTGCATTGTCTTCGGGTGCAGCCTCACAGTAGCGGAGGCTTATATGGGATTCTGGAAGGGGTTTGCGCAATGCTTTATAATGACCTTCCTCATCACAGAAGTCTGCTACACCCTCCGCTGCAACGAAAAGCTGAAGAAGGAACTGGTAGAGACCAAGTGGAAGCTGAAGGACGCTGAGAGTGAACTAGAATCAGCTATGCAGCAAGTCATCAAGAAGGGTAGGGTTGTCCGTTTCTACAGCCTACTGAAAAAGCTATGGCAGGAAAGATGGGAATGCGAACACGCCAAGGTACTCTATTGCAAGCGCAAGATAACGTCGAGGCAGCTTGCCGATGCGATGAATCATGCAGATAAGGAGTGCGGCGAGATTTCAGACAAAATCTCCGAGCTTACCAAGGAACTGAACGAATTGTATGCTAAAAAATAGCTCTTTTCTTGCGTATCTCGGAAAAAGTTCGTATATTTGCACTAACACATTCAAATAGCACTCTTCCGCCCGGCGTTCGGACTCACTCCCGGAGCCGGGCATCTCTTTTAGAATTTTGAATTATTCGTCATAAGCAATTATTAGGTTATAGGTTTGCCCCGCGTCATTTCCAGATGGCGTGGGGATTTTCCTTGTTAACCGTTCAGATAGTCGATGACTTTTCGGTTCGCCTCGTCTATCTTTTTATTGTCGAACTGAATATAAAGGTCGGTGGTGGATGAATCCCATTCACTATGACCTAGAGCCTTTCCGATAACTTCCTTCGGAATATCAATGCTCGCCGCTATAGTGGCCCAGCTTCTTCTGGCAGTGTACCATACAATGTCCTTGTGAAGTGGCTTGATTTCCTTCTTGATCAAGGCGCCACGCTTGTTCTTCTTCATCTCGGTAGGTCCGATTCTCTTCAGGTAATCTCCTAGCGTTCTCCTGAAGCTTGATTCCTTCGTTCCGTCATCCAGGATACACAGAAGATGATTCTTTCCCTGATACTTCTTGATGATTTCCATCGCTTCCGGCTCAACCTTGATGTCGTAGAGTCTGCCGGTCTTGTTGCGCTTGTATTGAATGCGCCCTCTCTTGATGCAGTCAGCAGGAAGTTCGAGCAGGTCGGAGAGGTTGATGCCTATCAGATAGAACCCGAGCATAAACAAGTCACGGTACTTCTCCATGAAAGGCTCTACCGGAAAGTCACGATACTCCCTCATCTCCTCGGCACTCAGATACAGGTACTGCTGACGCTCCGTCTTGATGGAAAACTTACGGAAAGGATATTTGGTGGTAATCTCATTATCTATGGCCCAGTTGAATACCGTGCGTATATTTCTGAGGTCGATGGCTATTCCACCGCTCATACGACCCTTCAGGAGCTCATGTGCTTGGAATCTTTCGAGCCAATCCCTGTCGATGCTGTCGAAGTCGGCATGCTCATCGAAGGATTCAATCCTCTTCCTCGTTCTGAGGAATATCTCCTTGGTACTATCCTTAGCCTTGGTCTTGATGAACTCATCTATGTAGTAGAGGATATTCTTCTCTGCCGTCGAAGCCCTTCCGTTGATGATGGCTTTGATTTCGTCCTTCATCCTTGCTACAGGAAGATCTGTATTCATATAGATGTATTCTTCCACGGACGCAAACAGCCTTGCAAGCATTGCAGTCTTAGCTCTTGCGTTCGGAACACTCTTCGGGAAGATCATCCCGCTGAACTTGACCGTACTCGTGATTCCGGTATAGACCTGGAATCTCTTTCCGTTGTAACTTATGATGAAGAAAACCTTCAGTGACTTTCCTTCAACGTATGTCTTGATGCTATTCATACTTACTCACAGATTTTACTCACAGATTTTACTCACAATTTTACTCACAACTCAATTCTACTCACATATTACTCACAAAACTACTCACATTGGCGTACATTATGCACGTTTTTGTACCTATTTTGTGGGTGGAAATGATGGATTTTACTATGTTTTTAATGGTGAAAAATGATGTAAGTGGCTGATTATCAGTATTTGAGCGAGATACGGGAGTCGAACCCGCCTCACAGGCTTGGGAAGACTCTCGTGCGTCTTGGTAATATACTGATACTGATATACTTTGATACAATCGGCGATTGCTCACTCACGTATTACTCACAAAAATTATATTATTGTCACAACATAAATCCCTGCGCAAACTCTTTCTGCGTAGAATTTATTCTTTCTAAGCTCATCAACAAGTTTTCTGACGCAAGAGCTTTCTATTTCTATTAAGGCAAAGCCTAAGCCGATATACCCCATCTTTTCTGTTGCTATTCTAGAGTTTACAAGTTCGTTTACGGCCTCGTCACCTTGGTACATAAAGTATCCGTAGAAGCCTGCGTCTGGTCTTATGTCATCAAATTGTTTCCCGCTGATTATTAACTTGGAACTCGCTTCCGATTCTTCGAAAAAGCGCGCTACATCTTCGCAAGCTCTTGCTAGATCGAATCTATTGTAGATTTTCCCGTCAAGGATTTCTTTAGCTGTTTTCATATATCACTACTTATTTCTATTTTCTTGTTTTCTTTCTCTTCGTAGTTTGAGAAGTATTGCACCTGCATCTCATGCTTGATGTTGTCTATGCTTAGATATATAGACCTCTTCGAGCCTTTGGATGGGTTGTAGTGCCACATATACATATCAACTCCTTCCCATTTCATGTCCCCGTTTTCCCCTTCAGGGTACTTCTGTTTGTATTGCTTGAGAAGTGTGAAGTATGCGTCCTCCAGTTCGCTTTGAGTCCTATTTTCGAAAATGAACTTTACTTGCGTGATAGAATCGTTGCTAGTGTCGTAATGCACTTCTTCTCTTACGTTAGTAAAACCCGCAAATTTTACCTTGAACTTTTTTACTCCAGAAACCGTTTCGTAAGGTTTGTATCCCCTTGTCGCAAGGAAAGCTGCGTATTTCTTGCTGGTTGTATATATGTCTCTTCCCATTACTACTTGCGAATAAGAAGCACTGGAGAATAATGCTGCTGTTAATATGATTAATATTCTCTTCATAATATCAATATTTATAATTAATTATAATGCCTTTAATGAGCCAAGCACCTTGAATACCTTAGTGATGGCTGATTTCTTTATCTCCTGGTCCTCGTACTCCTCGTTAATAGCGTGGAGAGTAAAATGCTCGTCGTCCAAACCCTTGCGGATGATCTTCACTGTTCTGAGGTCGTTAGTCGTCATTATTGCATAGACCTCGTTCATAGGCAAGAACTCATTCCAATCAAGAATCTGCTTCAGAGCTATGATGTCTCCGTTGCTTATAAGGGGCTTCATACTGTCACCTGATGTACGGCACCAGAAATCCGTCTTCTCGTATCCTGGTACTGAAATATGCTTCATAGGCACGTTAGGAGAGTCGTTGTACATCTCGCTAAAGCCCAATGCAAAGTCTATGTCATAGAAAGGCTTTGCGTCGTCTCCATGAGCGCATTGGGTAAAAGCTTTATCGATTGACCGGTTAAGCGAATCTTTATCGAATCCTAATGAATATGTTCGTTTCTCGCCTTCTCCGGTTTCGAGCCATTCTCTGTTTACGCCTATCGAATCGCAGATTTTAACGAAGTCTTTTGCGGTAAAAGGCGTACTTCCTTTCAGTTTTCTACTTAGATTGGACGAGCCAAGACCGACTTCTTTTGCGAAAGCATTCGGTGTTAGCCCCAACTCTTTGATCAATTCGACAACTCTTTCTATAACTCCGTTCATAATCTTTTATTTTTAGTTTCATATATATAACTAAAATCACGAAAAGTGTTAAAAAGAACACGAAAGGCGGACTTTCTTTCAAAAAGATTTGTTTTGTTCGCCTTTTTATATTACCTTTGCACTCGTGATTCAGTTAAAGCAATAAAACAACACTGACACAAACGGAGGCCGAAGCGACCGAAAATGCCGTATCTTACATTAGCACTGCAAATATACGACTTTTCTGCGAATCCTCCAAATATTTATAGTTAATATTAAATAAAGCAATATGAAAAAGTTGACAAAGGCAGACATTTTAGGCATAAAGCCTGGAAAAATCGAGGTGTTTGTACTCGATAACGCCAAAGCTATCATGTCGGCTCGACAGTATGCTTGGCTGCTAGGTAAGACTGAACCGCCTGAAGGTGTGGCGAGATACAAGACGAAGGCTAACTTCGAAAACAAGACACTGGTCATCGAGGCGGTTCCGGTTGAGTAGTAAACTTTAAAAGATTAAAGTATGGAGGAAATTATAAAAATCGAAGAGAAGGATGGTCGTAAGGCTGTTAACGCAAGAGAGCTTCATCAGTTCTTGGGCAATAAGCGTGAGTTCGCTACTTGGATTAAGCAGCGTATTGAGCAATACGGATTCGTTGAGAATCAAGACTATTCCTCATTTGACAATATTGTCAAACGAGACAATGGTGCGACAGTTCGCAAAGAGTATGCCCTTTCAATCGACATGGCGAAAGAGTTATCCATGGTCGAGAACAACGAAAAGGGAAGAATTGCAAGAAAGTACTTTATTGCTTGCGAGGAAAAGTTGAAGCAAGGCTTACTTGTGATGCCGAATTTTTCCAACCCTGCTGAAGCAGCTAGAGCGTGGGCTGATCAATACGAGAAGAATCTTGCTCTGGAAGCTCATAACAAAGAACTGAAAGAAGAAAATCAGCATCTCGCTCCGAAGGGAGAATATTTCGACGATTTGGTTGCAAGAAATCTTCTTACGAACTTTACGAAGGTGGCGCATCAGCTAAACATAAAGCGGAAGACCTTTATAGATTGGCTGATAAGAGATAAGTTTATTTATCGAGACCAGAAGAACAAGCTCGTTCCTTACGCCAAGTATGCTCATACATATTTCCATATAAACGACACGAAAGGGAAATATAGCAAATGGGCAGGCAACCAGACGCTGATAACACCGGAAGGAAAAGAGGCGTTTAGATTGCTTTATGAACGAAGAGGTGAAAATTTATTAGAGTTTAAAAAGTAAGGTTATGACACAAGAAGAAATTAATGATAAATTCATCAAGGAAAACCATTGCGAGAAATATCTTGAAAGAGACGCTTCCAGGTTTGATGGAACAGAATATCAAGTTCAGACTGTAACTTCTTTTTCTGCTGATGATAATAAAAATCCTACGAAGATTGCAGAAGATCTCGTTTGTGTTACTATATATGATAGTGGGGAAGAAGAGGAACTTGACGGAACGTCGATAATACTTAGCCGCAAGGATACGCTTTCTCTGATTGAGAAGTTAGCAAAAGCTGCTAGTTTGTTGCGTAAAGAATATACAGATTAAGCCTATGCCTCGCAAGAAAGTTTCAGTAGAGCCTGTCGAAAAGATATGGCTCTCCACAAAAGAGTTCGCCAAGTATATTGGTATGAGCACAGGATACATACACGACTTGAGAAGGAGCGGCCAGATTCATCATTATATGATAGGCAACACCGCATTCTTCAAAAAGTCTGATGTTGATGAGCTGATTGAAGGACACAAGGTATGTTGATGTCCAAGAATAGAATACTTTAACATATTTCATATAATTTGAATTTGCCCGTGAGGGTTTCTGTTAAAAACTCATTGTTAGTTGGGTATTGTTAGCTTAGTTCACAGCGGTGAATTATGGAGCGGTTTTTTAATTGGTTAGTCCGCTCCAAAATGGACCAGTAGCTCAGCGGAAGAGCAATCCTCCCCTAAAGGATAGGCCACGAGTCCGAATCTCGTCTGGTTCACACTCTCTTACTAATTCCGTTTCGTGTGTATCTCGAACGGTGCAAAGGTAAGTCCACGACCTTATAAAGTAGGTAGTCCTGGCAGCTACAATCTTGCATCGGGAGAGGTTCGGAAAGGACCAGAGAAGTAGTTCTTTGACACATCGGTTAAAAAGTGGCGTGGAAAAGAAGTAGCCGGAGAGCATCAATGGATGCCGCGACCTGGCGAAGGGACGCACGCAATACGAAAAATCCAGCTAATCTGCATCAAGTAGGCAGACGAACTACACCGGAACGAAGAATTGTCGGTGCAAGCACTATCGAAAACGTTGCAGTCTGGTGAGCAGGGAAAGCTCTGAAAATCCAATGTGAATGACTTTAATCATATTCGCACTATATAAAAGACAAAGAGATGATTGGTGTAATGGAAGCACGGCGACAACTAGATGATACCGATTTCTTATCGTCGTTGGTGGGGGTTCGAGTCCCTCTTCATCTCCCATAGATTACTTTTGGATTTGGTTAGAGGCACAACGATGCCTCTACGCTGTTTTTTAATTCGGTGTGACATCTGTCTGCGAAGACAGGCTCATATCTTGTTTCTATACATATTTTGTTAAGGTTTTTGCATAACTGTTGCAGCTCGTCTGTGAAGATAGGCTGCACAATACGGATCTGTAGCTCAACGGTAGAGCGCCGGAGGGGCATCATCCGGAGACAGGAACGTCCGACTCGTCTCAGATCCACGAAGAATGAAAATTGTGTGTATAATTTTAGTTTAAAATGCGTTCTGGTTAACTCTCCTGGCGAGGAGGTGATCGTATTTTTATTATTTAGATTTATTTTTAGTTTCGTGCGCTCTGTACGTGAGTATCGGGCGCCTTAAAATAGCCCATTGTGCGTAGTTGATATATATTCAGGTGGCGTAGCTCAGTAGCAGAGCACCAGGGGAAGGCCCTTGGAGGTCGATGGTGCGAGTCCATCCGCCACTCCAAAAGATACTTTTCATTTTTCCTAAATTTTAATTAAAACGTTGAAACTAGCCCAGTAGCTCAACTGGATAGAGCCGTGGAATCAGCCGCGAGGTTGGGAGTTCGAGTCTCCCCTGGGTTTACTATAAGTTTGTTCATGGAAGGTTTATTTTGTTTTATATTATCTTAGGGTCTGAAGGTGTTCAGCAATAAATGATTCAATTATTCCATAAATACTCCTCCCGCTTGTGAAAGTAGGAGGATTGCTTCGTTAGCTCAGCTGGTTAGAGCTGTAGTCACCCTATGGGACTGCGTAAGTCGCAGGTTCGAGTCCTGCACGAGGCACGGCAATGTATATGTCATAAGTTTTTTTTAGTTTTTAATGGTACAAGAAGGGAGTGAGGTCGTCAATTCGGCCTCCTCCCGATTGTTTTGAGTTGGAAACAATATGAAGGTAAAAAAGGCAATAAGAATCCGCAAGGAGAACATCAGGGATCTCAAGAAGCTAGAATGCGTCGAGAGTATTGAACAGAATGGAAGGGACATTCTCGTTCGCCTGAATCCCGAGTACACGGAAGGAAAGCAGGAGGCTGTCAGAGACGAGTATCTCGTACAATGGGGCAGCGGTAAGTGGCAGCGCTTCGGCGAGGCAGCGTTCAATCATCTCTACAAGAATCCTGCAAAGGAGGCGGGTGCGGCATGGGACGAGTAGGGTCAAAGAAGTATTTTGCTCCCGACGGGAACGAATACGATTCCAGGGAAGAGTACCTGTACTTGCAGACCATCCTCGATGATCCTGGCATAAGCTGCATCCACAGACAGGTAACCATAACGGCAATCAATCCGGTATGGATGCTGAAACCGAAGCAGCTCAAAACTAAGGTTAAGTATGAGAGAAGGTCGCTGCTTTACGGTCACAACTATACCGCCGACTTCGTTTACCGGGAAGGAGACAAGGTTGTGATATGCGATGTCAAGAGCCTCTACACCTCGAAGCTCAGAGAGTTCTCGATAACGACAAAGGCTGTTGTCGCAAGACTTATTGCCCACAACAGGAAGCGTCACAACGGCGAGCCTGTCGTGATATTCCGAAAGGCTATCAAGGTGAAGAAGGACGAGTGGAAAATCGTTGATTATCCACCGTCTGATTGTACTATTATATAATAAGGTGTAAAAATGAGAAAATATTCTGTTGTTGTATATCTATTCTTTATGCTGATCATTGTCGTGGTGGTGGAGATTATCAATCTCTGCTGTCACTTGCTGTTCGGCAAAAAACCAATCAAAAAGTTTCAGCTATGAGTATCATTATCAATAGTTTCCTGCTGACGGTACTAATGTTCGCAGCAGGTGCGTTTATCACAAAATCCCTTGGTTGGGATAAGGAGGAATAGTAGTTTAATCCTAAAATATTTTGAATTATGGACAAAGACAAAATTATCGTCAGTGTAGTAATTGACAAGCAGGCTCTTATTGACAGAGCATTCGACATCTCGAAGAATCCTTCTGAGTTTGACGAAATCAAGAAGGTTATCGACGGCAAGAACCAGTTTACTCGTGATATCGACGAGATTGATGACGAAGGCAAGAAGGAGAATAATACGAACCTCTTCGCCGGCATCGCATTGGATACCATTCTCTGTGACAACCAGGAACTGGGAATCACCAAGCGTTTAAAAGCGCTTGGTGACAAGAAGAACGCTTACCTCGACAAGCTTAAGAAGCTTGATGAGCTCAAGGAGAAAGTAAAAAACGGAGAGATGCCCGGCGTTGAAGGTCTCCGTGAGTTATTGAAAGTAATAGAGGAGGGCGAGTAATGGGTGTAGTATCAAAGTATTGCAACTTGTATGATGTCAAGAAGAACATCATCTGCCACGCTCCTGTCACTTCTTCACATTTCGAAAGTATTTTGAAGAAGGGCAATGTGCTTCCTATGATGAATGGTGTCACAACACCAAAGTTGTTCGGAATCCACGCGGACAAGAAATTTAAGCGTGGACGCTGGCGCCGAGTATTAACACATTAATTCATATAACAATGGCAAAAGAAAAAGCAACTATTGCAGCAACCCTCGGTCACGAGTATGAGGACCTGGAGGAGCGTGAGGATTTCCTCGCCAACAACGCTGATTCCGTAGAAAAGATGGAGTTCGTCAAGCGATTCAACTCTGATGAGCTGATGAAGAAGAAGGATCTGTTCGCTCTTCAGTCAGCACGTGCCTCAGACATCGAGGAGGAAATCAAGGATTTCCGTGAACAGAAAAAAGCAGAGCTGAAGCCTATCAAGGAGGAGATTTCTTCTCTCCTTAAGGAAATCAAGCAGAAGGGCAGTATGGTTAACGAGAAGGTTTATAAGTTCGTTGACCGTGATTCTAAGATGACAGCCTTCTATGACAAGGAGGGCAATCTTGTTTCTTCCCGTCCGGCAACACGTGACGAACTCCCTAAGAATATGTATTCAATTATCCGTGACAAGCAGGCTATGTAGTCTGCTTTCACTTTGTTTTAACTTTTAGACATTTTATAAAATGGACAATGAAAAAATGCAAGTAAATTTTGCTCCGGGACAGACTTCTGCGGAGCTTGTTATCCGTGAGGTTGGTAATGAGAACCCTTATAAGCTTCCTGTCAAGGAGCCGATTAACCTTCAGGTACACGGCGTCATTACCTGTATCTATGCTTTCCTTGAAAAGCGTTGGGGTACAGAGCAAATTGACAAGGAGCATACGCATATCCTTGTTGATCGAGATAAACTTGCCGCTGTTCTTGTAACAAACGAGAACGATGAGCGAACTAAGCAGACTATCGTTGGCTCCATTCAGCTGTCTCGACAGTATGAGGGATTCCATATCAACGACGGTCAGTTATGGACACCAGTACAGCTTGGCGACTTCTTCCGTCTCAACCGTTCTTACTTCGAGACGAAGGAGAAGAACATGGAGCTCGTCAATCTCCTCAAGAGCTTTTCAGCAAAGGTTCAGACAACAATCAAGAAGGAACTCAGCGATAATGGCTCTGTAACTGACAACTACGAGAAGGCTGTAGACTCTAACCTTCCTCCATCGTTCGTTATCAACGTTCCAATCTTCAAGGGCGCAGAGCCTGAGAAGCTTTCAATCGAGACTATCGCTCAGGTTGAAGGCAATAAGGCATCGCTGACGCTTATCTCTGCTGATGCAGAATGTATCATCGAAGAATCCCGTGACAAGATCATCAATACGGAGCTTGACAAGATTCATAAGCTCTGTCCCGAGATTCCTATTATGGAGGTATAATGAGTAGAATCAACGAAATCATCGCATCTATGCCGCCGGGCGAAGCTGCTGCCGTGGTCCATCTGAGAGAGGTTCATTCCTGCCTGATGGAACTCGACACAAAGAAAGCCAGGACTCTGGCGGCTAGAGCTGTCTTCCTGGACTATATAGAGGGTACAGGAAGAAAGCTCGGTAAGATTCCACGACACTACGAAAGGATTACTCCTAAGGGAGAAAAGGTTAACGTGGAAACTTACTTCTGTTACATTAATAGAGTACATTAAACCCCAAAAGCTATGGCAAACAGTAAAATCGCTCCATTCTATAAGAGAAGCTGCCACGATTGCATCCTGCTAGGTTTATGCGACGACTCAAAGGCTAGCAACTCTGGAGACTACGTTTGCAGGCATTGGGATTGGAGGTACGAGTGATTAATTTTTAAAACAAAACATAATGGAAAATGAAAATCCAGGATACGAGGTCATGCAGGTTAGCCATGACCAGGGTATCATTCAAGTGGATGCTGTAGAACGAGCAAACGTTGATTCTCAGGTTGCAACGGCAAAGCAGTATCCTAGAGACCTTGCAAGAAGTGTAAACAACTCAATCGCTATGGCTACAATGGACTATGCGACCGCACAGAGCTGTGGCTATGCTCTTCCCCGTGGCGGCAAGCCTATTACTGGTCCGAGCGTTCATCTTGCCAAGCTTCTTGTTTCAAATTGGGGAAATATGAGAGCAGAAGCAAAGGTTGTTCAGATCACGGACAAGCAAGTTATCAGTCGTGGTACTTGTTGGGATTTGGAGAACAATGTAGCTACAGCATTTGAGGTGCGTCGCTCTATTGTCGGTAAGGGTGGAAAGCGCTTCACTGATGATATGATTACAGTTACCGGTAATGCTGCAAATGCTATCGCTTATCGTAATGCGGTGTTCTCTGTCATCCCAAAGGCAATTACCGATAAGGTATATCAAGCTGCTCAACACTTCATTACGGGTGATTTGTCAGATGAAGAGAAGCTTGTTGCAAGACGCAAGAAGTGTATTGACTTCTTTAAGGATGAGTATGGTATCACCGAGCAGGAGGTTGTTATGCTCTGTGGTAAGCAGACGGTCAACCAGATTAAGGCAGATCAAATTGCCCTGCTTCTCGGTATTACTCAGTCTCTCACTGATGGCGACACAACAGTCGACGAACTGATGAAGCCATACCGAAAGGAAGAGAACAAGAAGAGTATCACCGCTATGGCCGCTGATGCTGCAAAGACTGACGCAGCCAAGAAGGAGGACAAGAAATGATTACTGATGGCATAGAACAGCGTTCGATTTCGTGGTTCCGTAGTCGTGTCGGTTTTTTGACAGGTTCTAAAATCTCCGACATTATGAAGTCTGGTCGTAAGAAAGATGAGATTTTCTCCGAGACAGCTAAAGCGTATCTGTTTCAGGTTGCCGGCGAACGTCTGTTCAATCCAACCTTCTTGAATGATGACGGAATCTTTCAAGATTATATCGACCAAGTATCTGTAAACACCAAGGCAATGCAGTGGGGAGCCGATCAGGAGGACGCTGCCAAGGCTCTCTACATGCAGATGAACTTCCCTGAAGGAGAAATAGCAGAACTATCATCTTGTAAGCACGATACAATCCCTTACTTCGCGGCTTCTCCTGACGGCGCAATCTATGGCCGTGACGGCGAAGACCTCAAAATCATCGAGGTCAAATGCCCAAACATCAATACGTATATGAAGTACCGAACTCTCATCCACGATGCTGCATCGCTCAAAGACACCGAGCCGAAGTACTATTGGCAGATGATGGCTGAGATGAGTTGTACCGGCGCTAAAGGCGGAATCTTCATCGTATATTGTCCTTGGCTGTCAAAGCCTATTCATTGGGCTGAGATTGACAGAGTGGAGGATGATATCAAGCTGATGGAAGACAGAGTAATACTCGCAAACGATTTTATTAACGAAATCATAAATAATTAAATGGCAGACATAACAGGAAAAATTATCGCAGTGTTGCCGACAAAAAGCGGAACATCTGCAAGAGGAACACAATGGAGTTCACAAACTGCGGTCATCGAAACACACGAGCAGTACCCTAAGAGGGTTGCTTTCGATGTACTTGGTGACAAAATCACAGAGTTTAACTTGCAGGTTGGTGAGGAAGTGACAGTATCATTTGACATCAACGCGCGTGAGTATAATGGAAAATGGTGGAACTCAGTGAATGCTTGGCAGGTAGTTCGCCATGGCGGTCAGCAGGCTCCTATGCAGGGTGGCTACAACATGAGTCCTCAGGCTGGCGCACAGGCGGCACAAGCAGCACAACAGGCGGCTATGGCCGGAGCACCAAACCCGATGAACCCGCAGAATCCGTTTCCACCAGCACAGCAGCCAGGAGCACCGGCAGGGCAAGCTGATAATTTACCCTTCTGATTTGGCATCCAAGCTGAAACTGATTAAAGATACATTCAATGCTGAAATAGTATGATGTATAATACCAAGAATCCTCTTGAAGTGCAGAATCTCAGACTGAAGATAGAGAAGCTGATTGAGAAGCAGAGTATGGTAGAGGTCGTAGAAAAGAAGGCAAAGACACTTCAGCAGTTGAAGTACCTTCATACAATCCTCGCTTACTTCGGCTTACAGACTGGAAATACTCTAGATGAAGTCAAGACCTGTTACTTCAAGAGGATTGTCAATAGAGACTTGTTCGTGCGGCAGAAGCACGATGATCTGCTCGGAACAGATAGGGAATACGTAATATCGACCGCAAAGCTTACGAAAGAAGAGGTGTCTGAGGCTATCGAACGTTTCAGAAACTGGGCTAGCAACGTAGCCGGCATATACATTCCTTCTTCTGAAGAGTATATAGCGTTGCTCCATATTCAGCATGATATCGAACGAAACAGACGCTACCTGTAGTGGTCGTTGAATAACATTCATTTTTTATACAATGGATTCTTTTAAGATTAGCAAAGAACAATATTTTGATTTGATGAAACTTGACAGGGTAAATGCCGTAAACTTGTTTCTTTATCTACTTGCAAACGCAGATGATAACGGAACATTGATTGTTAGCATCCGCAAGATTTCGAGTGAACTTGATATAGGTTTGCGGACTGTGAGAACCATACTTAAAAAGTTGTATACTACGAACATAGTGACACACCAAGTGACACACAAAGGTAGTAGCGTAACTATCAATAATATAGATTGCTACAAGATTCCGAAGCCAACAGGTGACACACAAAGTGACACACTAGAAGTACGAAAACATGCATTTGGCGAAAAGCTTATTCCGTACATGGAACAATACGGAAAAGCGCTTATTCGTGAGTTCTTCGATTACTGGACTGAGCATAACGAGAATGGTAAGAAGATGAGATTTGAGAAAGAAAAAACTTTCGAGATTTCACGAAGACTTGCTAGGTGGAGCAAGAATAATAGCAGCAACAATAAGTCTTCAATATCAAATCTTCCTGTTGGAATGAATTTACAGAATAGCAATAACGACGAAAGATATAAATTAGATCCAAGATGGAACAAATAGATAGTGAATACTTCAAGAAACTTGTATCTCAAATGCGAGATACCGGTTACCCGCAAGAAATTGACAGAGTGCAGATAAATATTCCCAACGCAGAGAAACGTTTGCGTGGAGGTTTGCAGTACGTGGTTAATATGAAATCTGGATGTGATGCCGAATGGAATGAGCGCAATTACCGCCCTATTGTTGATTGGATGACAGACAACAAAGGAAAAGGATTGTTGATGTTCGGCGGTTGCGGATTAGGCAAGTCTGTAATCGGCATGTATATCCTTCCTCTCCTTATTAAGGACGTACATAAAAAGGTAGTAAATATCTTCAGCGCACAGGAGCTGAACCAAAAAATTGATGAGATCCTCAAACTCCACATTGTTTATGTAGATGATATCGGTACTGAGGATAATCTCAATTCCTACGGCAACAAGCGTATGCCATTTGCTGAACTTTGTGACGCTGCTGAAAAGAAGGGGAAATTGCTTATCCTTACCACAAACCTCAGTATTGACGAGCTTACTCAGAGATATGGAGATAGAGTTGTGGATAGACTGATAGCAACAACAAAAGCAGTTCCTTTTGTAGGTGATTCTTTAAGGAAGTAATTATGGCAGACATAAATAAAATGGCAACTCCAGGAAAATGTAGTGAATGGACGAGGAGAAGATGTAAGCATCGGCCTCGTCTTTACGGCGCAGCAAATGTGTGCGCAGAATGTGTTGAAGAACAGTGTTTTGAACCGAACGCTTTTTATTACTTAGATAAGGAGCGTAACCGAAACGAATGTAACGATGGCTGATATAAGTAAACAGGCAGAGGAATGGCTCAGTGAGCATCCTGACGCATCCAAGAAAGAAATATGGTTAGCTGGCTATTGGAAATCTACCGATAACTGGTGCAACCGAACCAAATAAATTCTAGAATTGAAAACGAATTAATATATAGATAAACATGAGTCATTTTTTAACATTGGTAATTGGCGATGAGCCAGAGAAACAACTCGCCAAGTATGATGAAAATCTAGAGCTGCCTATGCATCTATACATGACCAAAGAGCAGCTTATTAGCGAGAAGCGTAAGGAGATTGAGGAATACAAAAAGAATTACTATGATGTGTTCCTACAAGATAAAGATGCTTATCTTGCCAACTGTAGAAAGGAACATGCAGATTATATCGAGAACGAATTTCCAAAGCATCTTAACTGGACGGACGAACAGATGTACGAGGATGCCGTGAAATATTATCGCATGGATATAGATGAAGGAAGCGAGGATATTGAGATACATGAGGACGGCAGCATTTGGCGCACCTATAATAATGATGCTAAATGGGATTGGTATCAGATGGGTGGTAGATATGCTGGAAGACTTCAATTAAAGGATATATCGAAGAAAGCTCCATTATACTATCCGAAGTTTCCAATGTTCTATTCAAGAGAAGACCTTAATTACTTCAAGAAACTAGAGGCAGAAGGTCGTTGCGACCAAGCTCGCATTAAGGATATATCCAATGTAGAAGAAATATCAGTATTCGCAGTTGTTAAGGACGGAAAATGGTATGAGCGTGGAAAAATGGGTTGGTTTGCCGTGGTATCAGACGAAAAAGACAAAGATGCATGGAGCGAAGAAGTGAAACAACTTCTTGCATCACTTCCTCCTGACACTCTTCTAACGATGTATGATTGTCACATATAATCATTAACAAAAAATATTTCAAAATGACGCAGAAAGAACGTATTGAGAACGCAACCACGAAGCAAGCGGTAGTGTTCATCTGGATCTACTCCTGGGTTATCGTCAGAAACCTAGGAAGAGCAATCAATAAGGCAGTTCACAAGCTGCCCTGGTTGTTCATCGTGATAACGGTAGTAATATCATTCATCGTTAGCTTCATCTTTATCTCTAAGGCTAGAGCAGAACGAGATAGCTACAATCAGAAGCTAGCACACGCAACACAGCAGCTTGATAGCTATATGGCTGCATACGGAAACATTAAATCAAAGTAAATATGAAGAGATACAAACATACAATAGTGGTGATCCTGCTTGTTATTGCAGCTTTCATCGCAGGTTACGGATTCATCTGCTTTATGGTTGAACATATTTTCCTTTCGCTTCTGATGGTCTTCTGCATCAGTTGCGCATTGGCAGTAGAGAGGGAGGTGTAGCATGCAGACAGGATGGAATCCAAACTTCTCTAGGCCGGTGTTGGCTAGAATTCCGGTCAAAGTACCTACCGAAGAGCAGGTGAATCGCTTCTATATGCTCTTCTATTCTATGGTAGGCGGTTTTGCATCAATCGTTCAGACGCAAATCACCGATACATACAACCTCATCAAGGAGAACAAGAAAATCTTCCGCTTCGAGGCTAAGAAGAGAATCACGGAAGCAAAGGAGTGCTCTGACGAACTCATCGATGCCTTCATGCACTATATGAAGGAATGCGGTATGTCCCAACTCTGGATGGATATGACGGACAATATCGAGGAGGACTTGAAGCTGGACGTACAGAAATGCTTCTATGCCATCGATAATCAGTTCCTTAAGTATCACGTCAAAGAGCATAAGATGTACACAATGCTCCTGATGTCGGAACTGATGAGCAGTATGCTTGTAAGTTCGGTAGAACGTTTCGCTGAGATGATGGATAAGTACAACGGTATCCACGCCGTCAACATCGCAGAACGCTTCACGAACCCTATTCGAGGAGTTTATGCTCGCATGCGCAATGCGATGGAGATTCTCTACCCGGTCAAGGTCGATGATGAGGTGTTCTCTGAATGCCCGGACAAGTTCAACCTCGGCTTCGAGATTATCGGTCAGAAGGTGCTCGACTGGAAACGTGCTGAGAAGGCTCTGGCTAATGCCTGCATCCTCAACGGATTCAACCTTAATGCTGACGGCGAATTCCTGGAGAATGAGCAGGATAATACCGGTACTCCTTGGAACGAGACTCACGTAAGGGCTTTGAGGGTCGCTTATTCTAACACTTCGAATAAACAGATTGCCAGGATCCTCGGCAGAAGTGTTTACGAGGTTACTAAGCAAGCTAAGAAACTCGGGTTGAAGAAATCTGAGGAGTATCTTAGAGAGACTAGAATAGCTAATTTAAAACGTAAGAAAAATGAAAAAGATTCCACTGCTGTATGTGAAGAACAGTAAAGGTCGATACGAGGAATACAAAATTCCTGAACACGACATATCAAACACCTTGTATGGTAAGGTAAATGGCAGATACGAGCCTGTGTGTATGCGTATATGTCACGAGTTAGATGAAGGTGTATGGGTAGTAACAAAACGTCCGTCAATTTGTGGCGTTATTCGTGGCACTTATCTTCGTGAGAGCTTCCATCTTGATAAGGCTGCCGACATTGAGCGTTTCCCTCTGTCTAAGATGGGGCACATTCAGAAGGTTGCTGAACGTATTATTGATGAGCTGAGGCTTGGTAATACTGACACAAGAGTTATGACGAACAATGAACTTGTAAAGTTGGTTGTCGGGCTTGTTTATAAATATAACGAGGAGGTCTAATTATGGAAGATTTACCTATAGGGGCAGAAGTCACATTGAAGGTGGTTGAGAACGAGAAAAATGAATGTAATGGATGTTTTTTCGATGAGATAAGTAGTAATATCTATGAAAATGTTTGCGGTGATTTTAATTGTAGCGCAAGCACTAGAAAAGACGGAAAGAATGTTAAATTCAAAAGGGTAAAATAATATGGAAGAAAAGATTAATATAGCGGAAATCCTAAAGGATAAGGCAGAAGGTACTAAGTTATATTCTCCTATCTGTGGAGAATGTAAATTATCCTATGTAGAATCAGCAAAATCAGAACCACAAATAAGTACAGAATCTGACGCATTTGGTGTCTTCTATTTTTGGGACGATGGCAAGGCTTATAATGAAGGAGAATGTATATTATTCCCTTCTAGTGAGATGCGTGACTGGTCTAAGTTCGCTTGGAAGAAGGGCGATGTATTGGTAAATAGCAGAGGTTTAAAGATACTCTTCGATAGATGGGCAAATGGCAACTATACTAGTTTCTATGCAAAGACAATTAATTTGGTAGAAGATGGTTTTCTTGATACCAATTTACATACTTTAGCATCAGAAAAGGAGGCGAAATCTTTTATCAAATGTATTGAGGAGAGATTTGGTGGTAAGCTAAACCTGCAAACACTTGAAATCCAGAAGCAGCCTGAGTTCAAGGATGGGGATATAGTGGCAGTAGATTTAGATAGAAAAAATATTAGAATCTTCAAAGAAAAGAAGAATGGAAATAATATTTGTTGGGGCAAGTATTATATTGGTTTTAGTTTTAATAATGAGGGAAAACGGATACAAACATTTAAAAACTACACAGCTGATTGTAGTTCAGACCGTCTTGCCACTGACTCAGAGAAGCAACAACTCTTCTCAGCTCTCGAAAAAGAAGGCAAGGCTTGGGATGCTGAGAAGAAACAGATTGTTGATTTGAAAACGAAGGTTGAGCTGAGACCATTTGATAGGGTGTTGGTTAGAGATAGTAAATCCTTAATTCCGCAACACTTTGATTTAACTTTATTTATAAGTTCCTGAGAAACAAAAAGTTGCTCAGGATTTTGCCATGTCAGATTTTTCACTTATCTTAGTGTTGCAATTAGAAAACAAGCGAAAATCGTAACAAGACATGGCAAAGGTACAAATAAAATCTGAAAAACTCACACCTTTTGGAGGAATTTTTTCAATCATGGAGCAATTTGACTCCATGCT